TGAGTATTTCGTAAATCTAAATCACCTCCAACCGATGTTAGATTTCCTAATGATTCTATTTGAGTATTTCCTAAATATAAATAACCTCCAACCGATGTTAGATTTCCTAATGATTCTATTTGAGTATTTCCTAAATATAAATAACCCCCAACCGATGTTAGATTTCCCAATGATTCAATTGGTGTATCTCGTAAATTTAAACCACCCCCAACCGATGTTAGATTTCCCAATGATTCAATTGGTGTATTTCCTAAATATAAATCACCCCCAACCGATGTTAGATTTCCTAATGATTTAATTGGTGTATTTTCTAAATCTAAATAACCCCCAACCGATGTTAGATTTCCTAATGATTCTATTTGAGTATTTCGTAAATATAAATAACCCCCAACCGATGTTAGATTTCCCAATGATTCAATTGGTGTATTTCGTAAATCTAAATCACCCCCAACCGATGTTAGATTTCCCAATGATTCAATTGAAGATCCATATAAATTTAAATTACCCCCAACCGATGTTAGATTTCCTAATGATTTAATTTCAGACCCGTATAAATCTAAATCACCTCCAACTGAATATAATGGATTACCTTTTCTCTCTAAATATCTTTGCATCCTGCCCCAATCATTTCCAAAAATTTCAAATGATAAAATATGAAGAACTTTTGGTTCTTCAGAACTTTTTAATTTTTCAAATTGGTTTTCTGTGATGACTATTTTCATATACTATAAATACCATATAAAACAAAAAAACCAACTATTAAAGTTGATCTTCTTTTATCTGTTCAAGAGTTTTAAAATATTCAACCCTTGTCTTTGCAATTTCAGTATAGTTTGGTGATAACTCAATACCTAACCATCTTCTTCCGAGTATTTCCGCAGCAACTAATGTTGTTCCACTACCAGCAAACGGATCAAGAACTACATCGTTTTTGTAGGATAGTATTTTGATTGCTTTAGTTGGGATGTCCATTGAGAACGTCGCCTTGGTGAGTGATTTAGTATCTGCAAAGTAATTCCACTGACCAAAAACAAGTTCCATAAACTCTTTCTTATCTGTCTCTTCATACACAACTTTCTTTTTTATGGTTCCATCCTCCTGTTCAATTTCAGTAGGTGTCCCTTTCCACTGTGGTTCTCCTTTTGTTAATTTTTTTGGCGAATTTTTATATGCAATAATAACACATTCCTTTGGGTTATAAATATATGGTTGACTACAACTCATCCAAGACCCCCAAGCGGTTGTTTTACTTCTATGTGGTGATTGCTCAACCAAATCTACAATTCCGAAAAATTTAAAACCAACCTGTTTCATTACCTGATAAAATTCTGAAACAAAAAACACCCTACCCCCTCGTTCACGAACATTAGTCTCGTAAGGGATATTAATTGATACTCTACCGTCATCTTTAAGCAATCGGTAGGCTTCCGTTAACCACTCTTTTGTCCAACCCCAATACACATCCATATCTAAAGTGTCGATATGTGTATCATAATTAATCCCGCAATTATATGGAGGCGACGTCACAACCAAATCAACCGACCCCTCAGGTAATGTTTTCATCACTTCAACACAATCCCCATTTATTATTTTTCCTGTTTCTAACATAATTTATCAAATTTTATTTTTTTTCTTTCTAAGAAGAAATTATTTTTACTATAAAAGTAACTTTTAATTTTAACTAAATCAATTTTATTTGATATTTGTAATCTGTAAAATGTCTTATAATCGTATTTACTTACCGATTCTAAACCAAAATTTAATAGTTCGTTTTTAACCCTAATTAAAAAATTTTCAGATCCTGATGTAAAAGTCACGGAATAATATGTACTACCTTTAACTTTTTTTTGAGTTATACACCCATCTCCATCAAAATACCCTAGTATAAATGAAGGTATTAATTCGTCTTTTATTTTCGGGAATTCAATATTATTTGTTTTATTCTGACCGCACCCCAATTTAACCAAATCCTTAACTATTTTTTTTGAGTTCACTAATAATACTTTACCTGTGGATTCATATTGTTTACCGTTACTACCTTTAAATTTAGATGTCTCCGTTCTTAATTCTTTTTGATTACTTTCTATGTGACAAATAAAAGACATTAAGTGATTTTCATCTAATGTTGATAATTTGATTTTTAACACATAACCCCCTTTTATATCCCTAACACATCCGTCGGCAAATAAAAAACCTAACCAATACGCTTTTAATTTTGAATCTATTTTTTCAAAAAAATTTTCGTTATAGAATATCCTTCTTCTCCCTCTAATTTGAATCCCGTTATCTTTTAATACATTAGATATCGTTCTGGTGTTTATAACATACTTTTTTGATAAATTAGGTATTGACTCACCGTTTTGGTAATCGGTCATTAAATTACTTATTACACAATCATCTAAAATTATTTTCTTCATATAATACTTTATATATAAGTATATTAAAGTGTATGTTTGTTGCAGTTATTTAATGCTCTCTAAATTCTTCATACTTTTCTTTTTAAATGTCATTATATTTTTAAAATCCACTTCATTAACGCATTCATTGAGTGTTGTTCATTTTCACCATTAATGTGTTCTTGTATATTTTCAATAGTTACATCATCGTATTTATTTGGATTTCTAACCTTATCCATTAATAATTCAAGATGTCTTAACATTTCATCGTATTTTTCTCTAATTTCTGTTTCCGTTCTCATAATTTTTCAACCCATTCTAAATTTTTAGTTAATGTCCATAAACAATTAACATCATCAACATCTTTACTAGTAAATCTTTCAGTTATATCTTCACCAGTGTCAACATTCTTTACAGATTTTATTTTTAAAAATGGATTTTGACCAACAAGTTCAACTAATAAATCAGATGGTTTTGGTGTTGGTTCTTCTTTGAAGATGTTTTTGAAAAACTCTTTATGTTCACCACTAATTTCAAGCGAATTTATTTTACTTTCACGTTCTTCTGTTAATGAATAATCTTTATCATTACCTTTTATTAAGTAAACACCATTCTTTAATTCTTCTTTTTTCATAATTTATGTTTTTTTTTACAAAAATACTAATTTATTTCTAATTTATCAACCCTCCCACAAAATACTGTGTATAACAAATGATAAACAACATTAAAACGATTGTTTATCATCGGACGTTATAACCAATACTACATTTGTGTTTCAATATGTTATTTATTTTTTTATTTAATACTCTCTAAAAAATCCCACACCTCATTTGAAAACGATTCATACATATCTCCGTTCTCATCATCCGATAAGTCAACGATGTATTCGTCAACACAAAAATCAACAATTATTTCGTATGTTTCTCCAAGCGTTTTTTCATCACTTTTTAAACCCTCATATAAATTGAGAATGTGGTATTTTTGTCCTTCAGTTAATTTCATCTTTATTTATTCTCCAATGTTTTAATGTGATAATCCAAATAAAATTTTGCCTTCTTTAAATCTTCCAATTCTTTATCTTTATTCTTCTTACCTGCCCTTGAAATGTATTTTACTGTATTACCAAGTGAGAATCCCAATTCCCAAGCGTCAATCACCTTTATGGTTTCATAAACATTATTTCCTCCCCCATAATGTTCTGGGTGATTTACTTGTTCTTTTTTAATTGGTGGTGGTGGTATATTTTTATATACCAAATCGTCATCTTTTTCCATAATCACCTCAACTCCTTTTTTGTGAGCCCAAAATACCCCATCAATATAATAGGTATTAAATCCTTGCCAATCAAATGAATCAATTACTTTATCAACACCTTCCGTTGGATCCTTCGTAGATTTATAATCGTCCAAATAAATTATACCATCATCATTGATAAAATGGACAACATTATTAATGTCTTCCCTCACACAATCTTCCAAATGACATCCATCAATTTCAATGAAATCAAATTTTATATTTGCGGTATCCAAAACTCTTGGGAGAGTATCTCCTGAATCGCCGGGAAATAAATGTAGATGAATATTCCAATTCGCAAAATGGTTTTTCATAATCTCAAAGTTCGTTGTTGTGCAACCATATTTGCAACTATCAAAAATAAAAAATCTAATTGGATTTTTATTATACGAACTATCTTCCTGAATTAATTTGGTTAATGTGTTACAGATTATCATCGCCGAATGTCCTTCATTAAATCCTATCTCAATAATATTTTTTGGTTTTGTTTGAGATATCAAATCTTGTAGTGTGTCCATTCTTTCGGGATACCAACTAATGTTCCCTTCTCCACCACCTAAAATCATTCCTTTTAGTAACTCCATATTATTTCTTGTCTTGATATCCTAAATTCATTGTATCTTTATTCACCACAAACCGAAGTTTCACTATTTGAAACTTATCTTTTCCGTAGGATTGTTTTATCTCAAAGTTTGTTCCTTTAACATCAAATTTAAGTGTTTGAACAACCACTCCTGTAGGATCCAAATATTCAATTGTAACACCAACGATATTTAATAAATCCTTTGGGTTATATGCTTGTTGAACTGTTTCAAAATATTCGGTTAGGAATATGATTTCCTCACCTTCATTATACATTTTGTATTTCCTAAATAAGAATGGTTCAATATCCATACCATCCAATTTAATAATCCAACGATTACATTTTAATGGTTCAATCAATGGGAACCGTTCTACTAATTGTGTCATTTGTTTTTGTTTATATATTTTATGATTTCATCCTCCGTTTTTCCCTCACAGAACATTTTGAAAACCTCCGTTGAGAAGTCATCGCTTGTGAAGATTGCATCCGCAGATAAATAACCTGATAAGTTATCAAGATTTTTGACGATGTTATCCTTTTTGAGTATTCTCTTGTTGAATCCCATCTTTATTGTTTTTTAGGTTGTAATACATTTCTCTAACCTTTTTTCCCAATTCAATATCGTTTGGGGTTTCAATAACTAACTGTTCTAAAATTTTTAAGATATCCATTTTTATTTAATTTAAATTTGTGACATTTTTTTTTCTTGTTCATATATTTCTTGATTAACATATGAAATAAGTTTTCTTTTAAATAAAGGTAGTAATGTTTCATTGATTGGAAAAATATCACTACACTTCATTTCAAATACGGGTAATGTTGGTCTTTCCACTTCATCACTCCATTGAGAAAATGTATTAATTATTTTTGGTATTGTCAACTTACCTTTTGGTTCCGAATAAATTAAATTAACGAGGGTTTTTTTCTCCATTGATCCTCTTGATGCCGGAGTTACATTGTATTCCCAAACATATAGATTATTTGTTTTCTTTTCGTAATAGAAAAAATAACCCTTATTTGTTAATAGATTTTTTTTGTTTTTCTTAATTTTAACCTCAATTGTGTCAAACACAACCGCCCATACAGATTTTGCAATATTAAAATACTCCATCATTCTTGGTGCGGAAAATCGTAATATATTATTAAATTCTTGGGATTCTTCCTGGTTCATTTCAGGAATTTGTTTAATCTTCAAATCTTTAACAAGAAGTTCATCATCAATAGTGTCAAACTTCTTATTAGTATAGATTAATTTTTTGTCTTTAATTAGGGTTTGAATACTTGCCAAATGAAGTGATATTTCAATAAACCCGGGATATAATTCCATATTATCAAGTTTTTCACCCATTTTTTGGAAGTAACTCAATAACTTATATTCTTTATGTTCCTGATCAATTGGTTTTTCAAATAACCAATCGGTTTCCATTACAAATTCAATACCTTTGTTTTTTTTTCTTTTTACCATTTAAACAAATATAATAAAGGTTTTGTTATCAGTAAATTATTTTTCATAAGTCATAACAATATAATCTGTTCCACCAACGGTAATACTGTCATAGGAATTATCATAACTATTTAAAGTTCCATAATCCTCGTTATTCGCCATATCTTCAATAAATTGTCCTTCATCTATGAAATTACCCATAGTTAAACCATAATCTCTAATCCATTCCAATGGATTTCGCGATATTTCACTTCTTCTATTGTCAACCACCTCTTCAATTTCATCTTCATTTAAATCACCATCAGGATTTTCTTCAATTTCCTGTATTTCATATTCAATATCTACGATTCTACTATCACGATTATCTTGGTGATCTTCAGTATCTTCATCATCATATAATTCTCCTGGTTGAGCTAAACTTCCGTCTTTATACAATACCCATTCATCTCCTTCATATCTTAATTGGAATTCGTATTCTTCATCTTCGTCCATAAAATCAAATATTTTACCATTATCTTCTCTCGTTGGATATTTGATTGGGAATCTTATACCTTCATTCTCGTATACCCATTTTTCCATTTTAAGAACCCAAATTTCTTCTTCTTGACTTTTACTTAATTCTCTAGAAATATCCCAATTTTCAGGATCATCATATATCTGATCTCTCAAATTGTCCGTTAAATAATCGGCAACCTCATCTCCATCAATATAGTTTTCAACGGTAGATGTGTTGAATCCTCTATATCCCACATCATCCAACAATCCTTTCACCCAATCTTTTAATGATGTGTCCGCTTCAGATGTTGTCCCAACCGCAATTTTATATTCGGAAATATTATCATATGTTGTCTTAAAGGATGTCATATCATAGTGATCATATTTTTCAGGTATTAACCCATATACATCATTATTTTTAATTGTTAAATCGTCAATTTCCTCTTGTAACTCAACAATTCTACCTTGTAGTTCATCCCAAACTTCTTGCCAATCATCATTTGATGTATCGTAATCCTCTTGTTGTTGTTCTAAACTATCTAATTCTGATTGTTTGTCCTTTAATTCTTGTTTTTCTTCGTCATCCATTGCCGCAATCTCACCATTTTGAACCAAGTAGTCAAACGCGGCATTCGCCTTTAACCCTATCTCATCAATGTTTGGATTATCGCTATCCCATTCACCATTTTGTCTTCTTTCATCGGCTTCCAATTCTTCCATTCTTCTCTGTCTTGCCCTCTCGGCATTGTCCAAAGGTGTTGAAAAATATGACGACCAACCTTTAATTGTAACACCTTTTAAAGTTTCAAGTGATGATCCGTGAGCATTTAAATTTCCGTCAATATGTATTGTTCCTAAATTTTTAACAGGTAAACCAATAATATCTAAAGTGCCTTTAACTACAATTTTTTTACCTCTGAATCTTCTGGTTTTTTCTAAAATTGCACCATTATTACCTGTTATGGACAATAAATGTTTGTATTCAGATGCCGGAATTTCAATTGTTTCAGATTCTTCTTCGTTAAGTTTGGATTTAATTATTTTGATTAAATCTGATTCGGTAAGTTTAATTACTTTTTTCATATCATATAAATATAATTGAAGTCCCAAAATTATTTACATATTACACATTCATAAGATATTTATTATAAAATAAACTTATTAAAAACAATTAGCCGTGGGATGTGGGTGCAAGCAAAACAATAATGGTGGATCTCAATCTACTCAACAATCACCGGGTCAAGGACAACCGCAGCAAGTAAAAAATGCGACTGTTCAAGAGTCAGTTAAAAAAATCGTTGAGAAGTATTATAACAAAAAATAATCAATTTCTACCGAAAAATTATTAAGGTGGTTACGAAAGTTTCTACCTTTTTTTATATTTATAAGTATGTCAAAAATAAAAGATTTAGTTAACAAACTTAATAATGGTGATTGGGATGATATCTCAAACATTTTTAGTGATAACATTAGGTTATTTTTATCGTCAGTAAAACGAGCTGGTTTATTATCCACAATTGATTTAGACAACATTAGTCGTCACAATGAAAAAATGATAAATGAAATAATGTTATTTATCCTAAATAACGATCCGTCATACATTAATACAATTGCGAAAGATATTTTAACGGATGTTGAAGTTCGTGCCGATGGTTATTATTTAAAATTGGCAGATTTAGAGGAATTATCAGAGTTTTTTAGAGATGATAGTTGGCGTGGAGAATATAACGATAGAGAAGTTGTTAAATCGGTATTAGGTGAAGATTGGTGGGAACCTTATAATGATACTATATATGATGTTTATAACGAAATTGTAAATGTATTAACCGATAAAAATAAAACTTTACTGGCAGAACGAATTATTGAGATAATGGGTAATGAAGAACTTTCCATTGAGGAATATTATACCGTTCTTTTTAATGATATGTCGGACGATGATGGTATGTTTATCATAACCGAATCAAATGTGATGTCCGTTATTAATGATCCTGACGCAATGAATAAACTATTTGAAGGTGGATTAAACGATTTAAAATATCAATTGAAAAATTTAGGTGACAACGCTTATAATAACGCTTATAACGATGGGGTTTATTCCGAAGTATTTGATGAGTTATCAACCCATTTTGATGGTAAACACGAATGGCAAACAAAGAATTTGGAAAACAATCCAAGAACATTACAAATCCCTTATATTAAAATTCGTAATCTGAATGCAGATGTAACAAACTTTTTAGAAGCATTTAAAGGATATGGAGATACTCTATTTTACTACAATAGTTATACCGAAATGATGAAACATTATATGGATAATGATGGTGAATTTTTAAGAATTAGAGTTCCTGATTATCCAGATAGTAGTAAAGTTGACGATTATATCAACGAAGGGTTTCCTGATTACCTATATTAACAAACTATTTATATTGTTATTTTAATTTCATACACATTATAAAAATATAATAGATATGAGATTAATTAATAAAAACTCAAGAAGGGGAATTACAAATTTATTTGCCGACTTCATCCTTTCAAAAATCAAAAGAACAGAAAAATCAATAATCCAAGTCACAGATTGTGGTGCGTTTATGATTGTTAATGGTTTAACAACATCAAATGAGTATTTAGACATAAACGAAATTAAAAACGAATTTAAGGAATCTTTCGGTGATATCCTGAAGGAATCGGAGATGTTGGATCTTAATACGATTGATGTTATCAGATACAATGAGGATATTAAACCAATTCATAAAGGTTGGGTTATTGTAAATAAAACTACATTCGTTGAGGAACCTGATCCTGACATTTCGGAGATATCTATTTCATCAGAATTTCCTTACGGTTATAGTTTAGATTGTGGTAGAATAAACACTTACTACTCACACTACATAATGAACCATATGTTTAATTTATTGGGTGTGGATGAGGTTTCGTTTTATTTCACAAATGAAGAAGAGGACGAGGATTTAAAAATCAAAATTGTCTCTGACTCAAAAATTGATAAGAAATCAATCAAGTCACTTATTCTTGATGTGTTTGATTTTGATATGGAATCATTTAGAGAGCGTTTATCGGACTATAATCTAATTGATGATATCCTGAATCCTAATAGAGATAAACCATACCTTAAACAAGATTTATTGGAACATATAATTCTTTTCTAACAAAAACCCCCCATCCTAAAAAAGGTGGGGTTTTGTTTTATTTCTCAATCCATTCTTTAATTATCTTAACACCGTCTTCAATATCTTGATAATCTCTGTCAGGAGCATATAATTCACTGATTGGTTCTGTTTCGGGATTCTCAATTAACATAAATGCCGGTACAAATTCATTCTCTGTAATCTCAACAAACATATTATATTCTTCCTCGTATTCGTCAATATCACGATCAACAAAATCAATCCCCTCTTTAACTAACATATCTTTCATATCAACACAATAGGGACATCCTTGCATTGTGAAAACAACTACTACCTTATCCATTAATTAATTCTTGAACTAACCCTTTTATTTCGTCTTCTTGAAGGACTCCAACTTTGGTTTTTGTCACATCACCTCCATTAATCACTTTAATAGTGGGAACACTTCTAACTCCTAATTTCACCGCAACATCTCTGTTTTGATCAACATCCATTGTATACATTTGAACATCTGTTGTGTTTTCTAACGCAACTTTTTCAAATATTGGTTTTATTATCTTGCAGGGCGAACACCAAACGCCATATAGCTCAACGATAACCTTCTCCCCATTTTTAATTTTTTTCTCTAATTCTTTACCTGTAATTTCCATATTTTATATATTTTTCCATCGTTTATTATTTTTAATTGCACTTAAATAACCTTTATTAAATTGTGGGTATATGTCCGATACCTCACCAATTTTAAATCCTTCTTTGAATTTATTTTTTATTTCTTTTATTAATTCAACTCCATATTTGGAGTTTTTCCTGGTCGTCTCGGTTAATTTATTAACTCGGTTTTCTTTTTTCTCGTCGGATATTGATCCCCAACCTTTTTTAACTGACATTCTTCTTTTTTCTCGTTCCTCATCGGCTTTGTCACCATATAACTCCTCATAAGTTTTACCTTTATGTGAATTACCATTTTTAACATTTTCAGAAATTTTTTGTCTTATTTCTGGAGAATGTGTATACCCTAAACACCCTTCACCTCCAAATGTGGAATTTAATCCATTATCATATGATTTAAATTCTTTAATATAAAATTTTTCTCTTTCATATATTATAGATATATCACATTCTTCAATTATTTCAACATTAAAATTTTTAACACCATATTTTCTTACGGAATTACAAAATTTAGTATTGGAGTCCGTTTTTAAACATCTGTAAATGTGTGCCTCAAATCTTTTTTTTATTGGGTATATGGTACACCCCACATATTCCTTTTTATTTATTAGATTTGTTATTTTATATATGATACCTTTTTTTACGCTCATTGGTGTTTTATTATAAATATCACCAAGTTGCGTAATTTCCATATTATTTTAATCTTGTTAAATTTTTTATGAATAACACCACCTCATCAAGTTGTGTTATGTCGTATATTACTTTTATTTTATAAGTAGTTTCAATCTCCATTTTAGATAGGTATAAATAGATACCGGCATTATTCCTAAAAATACCTTCAGTGTGGATTAAAGCACCTCCATAAGATTTACTATCAAGATACTCAATTGTAAATCGTTTAGTTAATAAAAGTTCGGGTGTAATTGGTATATGATCCATACACTCAATAACACTATAAACCTTATTTGTTTTCCCCAATAAGGAACTAATAAAGTCATCAATTTTTTTAAAATATTTTATTTCGTTTTCCATATTATTTTAAATTATAGGTGTCCTCCAACTGAATGAAATAGGTGAAATCACAACTCCTGGTATGTATTCCCCTAAATTATAGGTATCCTCCAACCATACCTTTAATAACTCACTGATTTCCGAATGTTTCATAATAAAAACGGATTCCAAAAATAACCAAATTCTATCGTAATTAGAATAAATATGTCTACTTTTTTGACTATTATGGTAATGAACAAATAAAGGTAACCTATCTTTATCAACATAAAATGTTCTATCATCGTTAACCACCGAAGTAAGATTACCAAACTCCTTGTTCAACCACTTTAATATGATTTTTTGTTTATTCATAATATTTTAAATTATAGGTATCCTCCAACTAAAACAAATTGAAATGAACGTAATTTGTGGTGTGACTCCCCTTAAATTATAGGTATCCTCCAACCATACCTTTAACAACTCACGGATTTCTAAATACTCCATACTAAAAACAGATTCCAAAAATAACCAAATTCTATCGTAATTAATGTAAACCCACCCATTTTTTTCATCCTGGTGATAATAAAACAAAGGTAAATTGTTTTCGTCAACATAATATGTTCTATCGCCACTAACTACCGGGGTTAGTCCACCAAACTCCTTATTCAACCATTTAACTATAATTTTTTGTTTATTCATAATCACCAAAAAAAGGAGGGTGATTAACCCTCCGTTATTTTTAAATCATTTCTTCAGCCAGTTCCCAAAGTTTTGTGTTGATGTTGTTTACCGTCAAGATACTTTTAAGATTTCGTAATTTTGACTTTCTTCCTGTTTTAGTTCGGTAGTCAAACCCCCCTCTTACAAACTTCTCCTGAACCACATTGAATGTTGTCCACAAGTCATTCTTATTGTCTTCCACACGATTTGGTGTAAGGATGTCAACAAGTTGGTTATCACTTGGGATTGAACCCTCTGCCCATCGGATTTTTGATGCTTTCTGAACATACTGAATTTGTTCGTCAATTGTAAGTTCTCTCTCCATCATTCGTCCAACAGATCCTTGGATTATTGGTAATTTTTTTGAGAACCCGTCCATCAATCGTTTAACATCATCAAGTTCAAAACCACTGTGTCTAACATTGAATTTTTCCGCCACTGATGTCGGAACCACAAGTCCATTGGAACACACTAGTCTGTGTAATCCCGCACTTACCGAAAAGGTTGACATACCATTGTGTGAGTTTCTTACAATTGCCTCAACCAATGTGTCTCCAACCGCAGGAAGTTGTCCGTGACGGAATTTAAGTTGGTGAGTTGCGTGAATACCTCTACCTGTTTGACTAACATCAGAAATTTCCCATCCTTCACGATCAAAATATTCAATTACTTGATCAGTTGGGACAAAAACATATTTGTCTGATAATTTGTTAGATGCCGAGGTAGCGAACACTGAAGGTGCTACGGATTTGATAAGTTCTGGTGTATAAATCATAATGTCTATTTTTAATTACATCACAAAGATAGTAATTAATCTTTAATATCCAAATATGAAATGAAATTAATTCAAAATAATATCACCAAATTTTGTTTTCTGAATAAAACCCTCCACAACTTGTTTGGGATTTAAATTTTCAGATATTTCCGGTATTTTAAGTTCCACAACAATATCAATGATTTGATTTTTAGTTAAAACAATGTCCTCACCTTTCTTGTGGTTTTCCTCACACTTTTGTCTTAATTTCTGATAAAACTCTTCTTTCTGAATGTTACCAACCAAATCAATTAAATCGTTTGGGTTATTCTCAAAGAAATTAATTAATTGTGAAACATAAATTTCAATGTCAACATTGCTCATATATATGGTTTTAAATTAATCTACCGAAATAACATAAACACCTTCAGATTCCTCCACCATTTTTTCTTTCAATCTTTCAGGTATTACCATACTTGGATTTGATCCTGACAATGTGATAAGCTCCAAAAGTTCTAAATCCGATAAAGATGTTGGTAAAGATTGTAAGTTTTTATTTCGTTGTAATGTTAAGAACGATAAACTTTCCATTTGCCCCATTTCTTCAGGTAATGTTTTTACACAGTTTTCAAGAACCAATGCCATCATATTTTTGAATTTACCAATACTTGGTGGTATATCCAAATCAAGGCTATCTTGTGAGGTATTATTAATAGTTAAAAATTGAATATTATCGGATAAGTTTTCAAACAATTCTTCAAATCCAAATAACGCAATGTATTTGGATGACGCATCATTTGGATATGTTATCTTAACAAGTGTATCTCCTTCCGCAGACAATTGTCCAGCGTATTTAACCTTCAATTCTTCTTTAAGGTTTCTCATTGTCGGCATATTGATTAATGCAATATCAGCAGTTGTTAGATTAGACAAAGTTTTAGTTCTCAAAGAATCAATCTTTCTTGCCAAATAATATTTAACAACATCAGGTTCAGAATTTGTAATCATATCACCTGTCAAGTCCATACCCAAAGAAATGTATTTCTTTTTAAGTTCTGCCGGTAAGTTAATATAAACTCTCGGTTTGTTAGTTAAGTTTGGACTAGCAATTTCCAACCAAAATTCAGCGTCTTCAACTGAACCAAGTTCTTGAACCGCATCCTCATTCACATTGATATTTTTATATCTTCTTAATAATTCCTTTTCTCTGTCAGTAAGTGGGTCAGCAGTGAATAAATTTTCTTTATCCGCTAGTTTCGGAACTTTTGAAGATATTACATCCCAACTTTCAGTTTTATGTCCCGAGAATCCTCCCGCCATATTTTTACCATCGGCAATTCTTTTTCTTCCATATTCATCAACCAAGATAACCACCGCAAAGTTTAAATCGTCAAATGATTTGTCTTTATCAATAACATAATAAAGTGTTAGGTTGTTTTCCAAACGATAGTTGTAGTATAAGTTACCACCACCAACTCTTGATGTACACCAAGGTCTTCCGTGTGCTAATCTAATACATTGTTCTTTACCATTTGGTTTGAAGATGTATAAATTATCTTCATCGTAAATGTTTTCTATTCCTTGAAAGTCGTCACCTTTCTTTTGTGGTACATCGTCACCATCAGGTAAGTGATCCAATGATGCTTCTAAATCATCAAATGACATTAACATAATTGGTGGAGTATTAGGTTCCAATCTATCGTATAAATCAACATATCTTTCAATATATGAAAGGATTTGTTCATTTGTTAAATCATTTCTTTCTCTTTTAAATTTTTCAAAAGCCGCTTTAGTAATAAGTCCCCCAAATTTATTTTGGATTAACTCAACCAATCTTAAATAAGGATATTTCATAATATCTCTATTTGGTTCAGGTAAATAATCTCTTATCTCCAAAAATTTCTTAATCATTGATTTAACTTGTCTTTGATCAGAACCTTTACCAGGACCTTTCATATATGTCTTATATATATCACCTTCTTCTTTCTTAACCCTTTTAGATTGGATTAAAGATTTAAGTTGATCATATGTATATTTTGTAATGTCTCTTTTGTCGGATGCCAATCCGTTTTTATATTTGTCAAAATCGTTAATATAACTTTTAATGTCGTCCTCCGAATCTTCAGTTCCTTCTTGGAATTTAACAACAAGTTGATTCATTAATTTATTTGATATTTCCGTTAACCTAAATCTTGGATCAACATTTTCCACTATTACTGATGATAAAATTTTTACTAATTTCATTTGATGTTTTTACTATAAATATTACAATAATTAAAAATGGACGAATTAATTAATAATTCATTATGAGAAGTTCCTCACCCATATTTTGTTTGGTTCCTTTTTTTGCCGCCGCAGCCTTTGCAAACTCCTTTCTTTCCCACCTGTATATGTTGTCAGGAAAGAAAAAATGTAATTGTTCAAAGTCATAATAAGATAAACTAAATTTACCCTGAACCCCATTTAATACATTTGCCAACCTTTCGTGATCTTTTCTGTCAAAGTCGTGGTTTGAATAATAATTCTCTGTTTTCCAATAAGGTGGATCAACATAAAAATATGTGTTCGGTGAATCATATTTTTTAATCACATCCTCAAAATCCATATTCTCAACATCGGTAATTTTTAAAAAATGTTCAATCCAATCAGGTTTTGACAATTTATCTCTAAATGTTAAATACTTTGATTTATACTTACCCTTTAAATCAATAAATGAACTTGTTTCAGGTTTACTACCACTAAAAACTTGTGTTAGAATGTAAACATATTTCGCAGCAACCTCATAATTACCAGGTTCTACGCTGAAACCTTCACCAAAAATTTCAGCCTGAAACCTGATAAATTGTTCTTTGCAAATTGGGGGTGTAGGAAATTCACCAAATTTTTGACACTCAATCGCATTAATCGCATTCAATAATTCTGTTGGGTTTTGAATACACTTGAATAAATTGTAGTTTAGTGGATTAAAGTCATTGTAAACAACTTTTTTTAGATTTGGAAATTGTTTTAAATCCATATTAAAGAAACACCAATACATGCCACCGAAGCACTCAACATATGTTTCCATATTTTTATCATAGAAAGGGACTATCCACTTTCCAATCTTACTCTTACCTCCAATGTATGAAACCATAATATTATTTTTCTTTGTTTAAAGATAGGATATTTATCTTTATCTGTCAATAAAAAGTTTTTTTTAAAAAAAGTTTTGGCAGAACCAAAAACTTCACTATCTTTGTATCGTTGATGTGATTGAGTAATCAATGTTATCAACAGGTTGTCAGAATCCTATTAAACAAACTGACCACTAATGACTGGGTGAATCGGTCTGGGTTGATTACCCCAATTTTAGGAATGAAATAATTGTAACCCCGTCCCAAAAAGATGGGGTTTTCTTATATTTATAATAATATGAAATTATTATCAATATTTAAAAATTTAATATCCGAATCCGTATTCGTTAAAAAATTTCATTATGGTAGTCAACCTATTGAAATAGTTAAAACTTACGAATCGTTAAGATCGTCATCAAATACAGGTGAATTTGTTAGGGTGTTTCCAGATGAAATATTGGATTCAATGTCGGATATTTATGATGTTATTATTGATCAAGCACACGATGTCCTTATTTCTTGTAAAAATAGATGTTCACTTCTTATTCGTGATTACAGGTTTGGATTAGATTTTGACTACCAATTATTTATCAATTATAAAGAAAAGGACAATATTCTCAAATTCACAATTAACACATCTATTAGACATCCAAAAAAATTATATAACAACCATCAAAAAACTCGTGAAATTCTAATCACCAAAAATGATAGTATTATTATTAGAGAAGATTTTGATTTAAATCACTTTACTAAAATTGTTAAAGGTGATATCATTATCTATATTATTTAAATTATGGAACAAGAATTAGAACAACCAAAAGATGAAGCAACTCAAGTTAAAGGGTGTAAACAATGTAAAAAAGGTATGAGTAAAACTCAATGGGGATTACTAATATTTTCATTATATATGTTTGGTTCCGGTATTTACGGAACCTACCATATAGTTAAAGACATTATTTCTTTATTTTAATCCCTTTCAAATCTTACGTGTTGGTTAACCAACAAATCACCTACCATCTCACCTTTAAACCCTTTTGATTTAACTCTTAAGGGTTTTGTTGTATCAAATACCTTTGGAAACTTCAATCTTACAGTCCCATCAGGATGTGGGATTTCAAAATCACTGTTTTTCAAATCTTCCAATGTGAAATATACATTATACACCAAATGTGGTCCGTATTTCTCAAAATTATTATCTGAAACCAACTTGATTCTAACCACTAAATTACCGTAAACTCCATTTCTAAAATCACCAATACCTTGTAGTCGTATGAATTGTCCTTCATCAATACCTACAGGTAATTGAACCTCCACAGTTTTCATTTCGTCTTTAGTTCCCGCACCGTTACAAATATGACAAGGATTTGTGATAACCTGTCCTTGCCCTGAACAAGTGTTACAAGCAGCCTGAACCATCTGTATATACATTCCTGACCCCATTTGTTTGATAATAAAACCTTGTCCGTTACAAGTGGGACATATTGTTTTTTCACCACCCCCACCATTACAAGGATCACATTTTAGTTTTCTCTTATATGTAAATTCTTTTTTCGCACCTAAATACGATTCGGTTACATTTAATTCGGTATCAATTACTAAATCGTGAACTCTATTTTGTTGTCTACCACCAAATGTCTGATTAAACATATTTCGGAGAGCTTCCTCGTGCCCACCAAATGGATTATTTCTTCTTACATCATATTCTTTTCGTTTGTTTTCATCACCGATCGTATCATACGCCTCGCTAATTTTTTTAAACAGTTCTTCATCACCACCAACATCGGGATGATTCTCTTTTGCCAATTTACGATACACTTTTTTAATCTCATCTTGAGTTGAGGTTTCAGGAACCCCTAATATGTCGTAATAATTTTGATTATTCATTTATACAGTATTTTGGTTATATTTAATTACAAAGATATTAAAAAATGGACAATTTTACAATTGTATTATTCAAAAATAAGGTAAAAAAGAAAATTATAAAGAAATTTAAAACTAAAACCAGAGCAACAAAGTTTTATAAAACTTTAATTGAGGAGAATAAAGAAGTGTTTTTTGGTGTTGAAACTGAAAACGGGAAACAGTGCAAGTATGAAATCGCATTGGTTTCAAGAATGACTGACTCAAACCCCTACTTCGTTAGAGATGAATACGGTAGAACAATAAAGATTGAGATGGAGGATCCTGATTTTATGATCCTTGAAATTAACTCGTATAATAAAGAGGAAATGTTGTTTGATATTAAGAACTCAAAACGAATTAGTGTTCCGGAGTTTTTAAGGAAATATCTACCCAAAGTTGGGGTTAAATTATTATCAAAAATAAATAATAAGATTGTTGTTCAACGAGATAGTGATATAAATTTATTCTCACTAAAGAGTGAAGATGATTGTGATAGATTTGTTGATGGTATTTCTAATTATATGATGGATGGGGGTAGAATAGATACGATTATAGTTAAAGATTCTTCACAACATCAAAAGAAATATCTTTACGATTTGTTAAATGAAAATGGTATTTCTAAATCAAAATTATATAGAAGGTTCACCACCTATAGAAGAGAATAATCTTCTGATGAAATGTTTTTTTACGGGTTTTTCAATTGGTTTTGAATCCTCATATTGATGTCCCTCCAAAATAAAAACCATCTCAACACCTGACATATCAATTTTAAACTTTTTATGTCCTTGATCTATTTGTCTAAAATGTCCCAACACTTTTTTAAAATCTTCATTATTTAATTCAAAAAGCATTGCGGATTTTCCTTCGGGGAACATAGATAATGTAGCATCAGAAATTAACGCTAGTTTCTCCATTATCCCAATAACATTTTCTTCAGTTTCTGCCATAGTGTTAATTTAACTTCATTTGTTTTGTTGGGGATTATGTCATCCTTCTTAAAATTTTTTATCTCATTTAAAAATTTTAACTTGTCAAGTTCAATCTCTTTTTGATCTTTTTTAATCTCGTTCTTCAACCAATCCTGCATCCCTTCCAGTTGGTTCAGCGGTTTCTTCATCATCCTCTAATTCAATTTTAGGTTCATTTATGTCAAAGGTTAACGCTTGCAAACTGTTTAAATTTTGTTTTTCAAAGATTGCTTTCAACTCATTTACCTTATGTTGGAACAATTTATCTTTATCCTCTCTTTCTTTGTTATAAGAGATAACATTTTTAATACTATCAATCAACTCATTAGTTGATGTTTCACTAAACTCCGCAACAAAAGAAAAAAATCTATAACCCGGTGTGGTTTTTTCATTTTCCATTACTGATTTCTCATTAACAAACTTTTTAGGTAATTTCCAACTTTCAGGAAATTCTATGTCAAAAGATAGATAGTTTTTAATTTTCCTAACCGATTGTAGGTAAGGAAATAATATATTGAACTCTTCAAATAATCCCATTAATTTAATTGTATTAAATATGTTATGATGTAAGATAAAAATAAACCGAAAAAAATGGTTCCCCTACCACTCATCTCAAACTTTTTAGGTTCGGATTGTAGTAGGGAAACAATAAATCTAAAAACAATTCCAAAAACTGAAATTAGTGAAAACACAAATACAAAAAGATATATGGTGTTTAAACTTGTCATATTACGCAGTTTTTTTTGCTTCTAATATTTCACCTCGTAGTTGTTGAAGCAAAGCCTTTAATTCTTGAGAAGTTTTTCTCGCTCTCGTTCCAGCACTTTTATTTCCTGTTTCAAATTTAGTTACATCCACACTAAGTTCTTCAGTAAGTGCTTTAATTTTTTCTAATGTTTCCATTTTATTAATTAAAAAAGTTTATTTATATTAACCTAAATCTAAAATAGATAATCCTAATGTCAATATTATACCGACATATTTTTATCTAAAGATTTATATATACTTGATATCATATCCAAATCGGATTTTGTGAAGGGTTTTTTTCTATCAAATAAGTCGTTGAAGAATGTTCCTATGGAACTTTTTATTTTATTTTCTTTTTGGTTATAAAAGATATCGGTGAAGAATGACAAGAAATAATCATAGTGATCACCTTTTTTATTGAAGGATATCTCTTCTTTTTTGAAATTTTCAATGGTTTTATTCCAGCACCACTCAAAGTGTTTAAGGTTATCCTCCTCGGATAAAACAATTTGAGTTTCACCGTTTTTATCGTCCCCCAAATATGTGTCTAAAACCAAATAGTATAAGGAGAAACTAAAGTCATAATATAAATCCATCTTTTCGGGTATTATATTATTAACTCTAAACCATATGTCCACATCATCGGGTTCCATTGGTTTTGCTATATAATTAAAAAAATTCTCCATAGACAAGTATCTATGGAGAATAATAATAAAGATATTTTTTATGTAAATTATTGAGTTCTATCCTCGTATCCCATTAACGATTTCATTCTAATTGACTCCTCATTAAGTTTTTTAGTTGTCTTATCTTCAGTTGATTCAAGTTTCATCATTATTTTACTTGCTTTGTCTGTTTCACTTCCTGATTTATCATTAACAACAGGTTGAGCAGATTTATTATATGCCTTTCTTTTTAATTTAGCAAGTAAATTATCTTTTCTAATTGTGTTTCGTTTTTTGTTTGTTGGTGTTTCAACTGCGTTAGCCCATTCAGGGTTATTTCCCGTTCTTGAAGAACCTTCAACATTATCACTAACCCAATCTTCATTTGGATGAATTTCATCGTAGTCAAGGTTTTCTAATCCAGCTGCAGTAAAGTTATCAACATAATCTTGAACCGCATTTGATGGGACATAAGCCATTTTTTCCATTTTTTCAATTTCACCGTTACCCATTGGGAAATTTTTAGGATTCATATCGTAGTCACCTTTAGATCCGTCCTTAAGATAATCTTTCATTTTCTTTTGAACACTTTTCATATAGTCGTCTTCTTCTTTTTTAGAACCCTTATGTGATTTTTCATATGCCACATATCCTGCCGGTGTTTTTCCTTTTTTGATTGTATCTTTTGTTTTACTTTCTTCTTTTATAATACCTTCAATAATATCAATTATTTCATCTTCGGTGAATAATGCGGTTTCATTAATGTATTCCAATTTATATAAAGTATTGTCAACATTTTGTTTTTTACTTTCTTTAACTGGATATTTTTTACCGTCAACAGAGAAACTTGATTTACCATCTTTTTTAGCGTCGGCAAGAGCTCCTGAAAACGCATTACCTTCTTCCATTTCTTCTTCTTCCATTGAAGATTTCCCTTCTTTTCTTTCTTTTTTACCTCTTAACATTTTAAAATCTTCGGAATCTAATCTATTGTTTTTGTTTTTGTCTAAATTGCGTTGTTTTCCGTGTAGTTTTTCCATAACTTCACCTTTTGAGTATCCGCATTCCATACAATCACCCTCATTCATTTCTGAACCACACTGCTCACAAGTTTCTCCTTCTTGGACATAGTCAAATGATGATCCAGGAGGATTAAATTTTAACTTTTCCATTATTTCATCCGCCTTATCTTCTAATGTTTCAGTTAAGACCTTTCTAAATAAATTATCGTAATAAGTGTTACTTTTCATAGTTTTGTTTTTTATAATAAATATCGTTATTTACCTGTTTTTCTTAATTCATACAAAATAATATCTTTTATATGATCTTCGTGTAAGTTATAGGTGTTACTCACTTTCCCAATAATATCCTTAAGAGTTTCGTTTTCAAATATTTTAAGGGCGTTAATATCCCCCTGATTACAATAGGGAAATGTTTTACATTTTTTTTTAACCTGAACGAATTTTCCTCCCGGTAACTGTGTTTTTCTTGATGGTTTCCAATTTTTCTTACTATTGGTTTTTGCCCAAATACTAGTTCCTTCGTAAGAACCTGAAGATGCGGTAGATGTGGCTTCCTTTGTTTCCACTTTCTTAACTTTTCCTTGACAATGTGCTTTTTGACTAAACCCTTTTGGATTATTACAATCAATACTGTCTTTATATTTTTTAGACCATTTTTCCTCAATCTCGTCTTCTTCTTTCATATCCCCAAATAATGGTGATTCAAATGCTCCAACACCACCACCTGAACCTGTCGCCTCTTTAGTTTCGGTTTTATCTTTCCTTATTAAGGATGTTAGAAACTCAATTAACTCATCAGGATTCTTCAATATTTTTCTTATTTCAGCCTTGATTTTATTGTTATTCATTTTTTTATTCTTAACTAACTTCATAACATCAGATAATGTATAATCATCTTTAAGATAATCGGTTGATTTGTTCCTAATATCATCTTCTTCCGACTTTTCATTTTCGGTAAATTCTTTTCTCGCATTTGCTTGATCAATACCTGTCACCCCCATACTAGTTGCTTCTTGGTTGAATTGTTTTTTAAATAAGTCGGTTAAATTTTCCATTACGCACTTCTGAATTTAGATTCCCAGAAACTTCTTTGTTGATACATTATCGTATAGAATTCTCTGAATGATTTTATTATTAGTTCTTTAACATCTTTTTCTATTTTACCTCGTTTCATCTCTTTAGAGATTCTGTCCAATAGTTTGTCCTCAAACTGTTTTATAGTTGTTGATCCCAAGAAATCTTTAATTTCTTTTTTAATCAATGTTTCAATTTCTCGTTTATCTGTTTGTGATAATGCCATTACTTAAAAATGAATATATAAGTTAATCCCCCAATTATCGCACCTCCTACGATTTCAATAACTGTATTCTTGGTTTTTAATTTCTTAATGTCCTTTCTCAAACCATCATTTTGGTTCTCAACTATTGTAAATTTCTCTTGTTCTTTTTTAATTTGTAACTTGTAATTATCTTCTTTTAATTCCATAGTCGCAATAATACTGTCCTGAATAGTAACTTTATTTTGAGTTTGTTTTAATTCGGTTTCAGTCAATTTATGAACTTCAGTCAATTGATCCAATTTATTTAAATCCAAGGCGATTTGTTTAGCTACACCATAAGGAAAACAAATTTGCGTTGTGTCCTGTTTAACCTGACTAAAAATTATTGACGGTATTAATGTTAATAACAATATGATTAATAACTTTTTCATTTTTAATATTTATATCTTTTATGGAATAAACTATCAAGTTGGGCAACATCCATTTTTGAAATTTCTTCTCCCTTATCTTTATAGTATTCCCGTATTATTGTTTTTTGATTTCTAACTTGAGCAATTGTTGAGTCAATTTTGGTTAATTCACTTTTATAACCCTCAATTGTTTTATCAAGTTGTTGTTGGTTTTTTAAAATTAAATCAATATCTTTATTTAATTGTTCTAATTTATACTTATCTAATTCGGGCATTTGGGGTTTTGGTGTGAACAAATAAACCGCCAAATAAATTACGAATAATCCTATTCCGACAATTAGAATATCCTTAAAATTTGTTTTTAAAAATTGTTTCATTTTTCAGGTGTTTTCTTTTTTGATGCAATTACTTTAGACCATTTAGATTTAAATTTCTCGTAATATGTTTGCAATTTATTAATAAATTCAAGGAACTCATCATCTAACTTAACCATAGTCCCGTTTATATATACTCCTTTAGATTCTCCAATTGAGAAGAAAAATTCAAGATCCAATTCTGTGATTTTACCTGACCATTCAACATTGTTTTCATAAACATTAAGTTTATTAAAATCCACGATTTCCGCAACTTCAGTTACGAACTCATCCATACTTTCTTGGAATGCAATTTTATCATCAGTCGTTAATTGAATGTCTGTGCTATCGGTTCCGTGAAGAACTAATATACCCCCAGATATTCGGTAAGCTTTTTTCTTTTCAGGTTTACTTACTTTCTCCTCGTTGTCATCCTCCGCAGTTTCGTAATCAATCTCTTCTTCCGAATCTTCTAATGGATTAATTTTTTTTGTGATATCAGTAGTAGGATTGGATTGTTCGGTAATCATACCATAACTTTTTCTAATTCTATTAGATTCTTCATTTAATAAATTACCTCCAAGTAATCTTCTTGATGATTCTAATAATTGTTTTAACTCCTCGTAATTATTCATTTTCAATTTGGTTTATAAATTGTTCAAAATTAAAAGCCGGACTAACATCTGTAAATTCAATATCAAAATTACTTTTAGTCACAATACCTTCATATCTTTCAACACCATTTATTTTAGTATTATGTCCAATACATTCTTTATTTATGGAGAGTTCTTTGGTTAGTTTTTTACATAATTCAACAGTGTTTTCTATTTGAATTTCAGTATATGGTTGCCAAAAAAAGTAATCTCTCCACTTTTTTTCATATATCTTCTCTTTATAAATATTACCAATCCAATTAATGTGTGAATTTTTTAATGGTTCTTTTTCCATCCACCCTAAATTCTCTAAACATATTATTATAGAATTCCTATTTATATTGACATCGGAGAAATAATTAGTGTGTTCATTATCGTTTAATAGTTTCAAAATTTTACCCTCTCTATTTATTACATAGTTTGGAATTTTGTCGTATTTACCGTTATAACGATACTTTAAAGACATCAAATAATTTTTAATTTCCCTTGAGGAGTGTGTTAAAATTATTTGTTTTTTCTTTTTCTGTTTACCTGTCGGTTTAAATTCCCCGTATTTTACAATATCAATCATTCTTTCTTATACACTAACCTTTTTTTATTTTTCACTCCCCTATCATATAGTTCATAATCGTCAGTTGTGTCAAATAATTCCTCATTTGTGACTTCATCAAATGACGGTATTGGATCATCTTTCATTACCTCATCAGATATTTCTTCAGATGTTTCGTAATTCGCAAAACTATCTTCTTTAGTTTCATATGGTGTAAACGCCAATGCGGTTGGTTCATCTTTCAAATCTTCAGGTGTTGGTGTGGGAAGTTTACCTTCTTCTCTCAATCTTTTAACCTTTTCCCATATTTTTTTTACTTGTTCGGTATTTGGTCTGTGTTTGATTGGTGTTTGTTCGGTTGTCAACTCCTCAACAATATCCTCCAATAATTCTTTTGTGGTGTCAGGTTTTTTTCGTAAACCTTTAAATGCTTGATTGGTTGCAATAACTAATGTGATTGCTAATGGATCAAAAACAAAGATTAATATTAATATAAAAAGGTTGGCAGTTTTCTTAATATCCCAATTTAAAAGTTCGCTAACATATTTTAACGCACCCAATTCACTACCTGAAATTTCTTCTGATTCCATATTCAAAATATCAACATCAAGTTTTGTGATACTATCATTCATTGAATCAATTCTTTTTGCAATGGTATCCCTTCTAACTTGTGCTTGTGATAATTGTGTTTCAAACGACTTTCTGTTGGCATTATTCGCTTTAGTGACTACTTGTCCCGTTTTTCTATCCACAGATTGTGTTGTGGTGTTATTGGACAATCCATCTCTTAATTTGGTGATGTCCCCATCTAAAGTTGTTTTCTCTTCGCTTAACTCATCCTTAACTTCCTCAAATCGTTTCTTTTTAACCTCAATGTTCTTAACTTGTTTCTCGTTTATTTCAAGTTTTGCAATATTCCCTTGGAATCCTGTGCTTAATAAACCGTAAATCCCAAGTGAGGTAATAATAGATAGGGTGACTAATGCAATTGTCAGATATATTTTTAATACTCCATATGTTTCTTTCCATTTATCGTGTAGATAAGTTGCAATTGCAATTTTAGATATTTCAAGGAATGATCCCATAATGATTACAGGTAATGCAACTCCAACAAATACGATTGATAATCCGACAACCGAATAATATGCTGCCGTTCCAGATAACCCTAAGGCACAAAATAATAAAAACCAAGGTAAAAATTTTTCTTTCATAATATATAAACTATACCCAATAAATACTAAAGATAAAGAAAAACCCCCATTTTAGGTGGGGGTTTATATATGATAGGTTAGTTATTTTTTAATTATCAATCAATGTCTCAACTTTAATTTCACCATCAACAAACCTTGATACTGAACAATGTTCAATTTCAACATCACCTTCAATAGTGTTTTTAAATTCATTGTATTGTTCTTCATTCTCTAATGAACCACATTGAGTTGCCGGTGACTGATATACTTTCAATCTATATGCACCATATGGATTTTTTAACTCATTGGTTTCCCAAATTAAATTATCAAAGGTATAATTTTCAGTCCCATCGTTGGTTAGAAATTTACCATTCTCATCTCTTTTATAAAATGCCGATCTATGATATCCACAATTATTACAATTTACATAATCTTCCCCCGTTTTGTAATAGAAATCGCTAAACGCTTCTTGTTTACAATTTGGACACTCAATATAATCTATTACACTTCCCATTTTTATTTTTATTTTTTATAAGTAATCAAATAACTCCGAACTATCATTCCTCAACTTTCGCAAACTTTTTTCCTTTATCTGACGAACCCTCTCTTTCGTCAAACCAAAATCCGAACCAATGTCCTCCAAAGTTCTTGGTGTGCCGGATAGTCCAAAGTAATCTTCAATGATTACTCGTTCTCTTTCGTCCAAAACATTGAGAGTATTTATTAATTTTTCTTTAAGGATGTCCGCAGTGTTAAATGCTGCATCAGGAGCGTCAGCGTCCATATTTGGAATCATATCTATGAATGTATCACCTTCATCATTGATATTCATATCCAAATCAATCATTGATGGTAATGAAGCGAATTTATCGGATAGTTTTCCACCATTGTTTTGAATTTCTTTCTTCGCCCTGTGAAGATCTTGGACCACATTTACCGGTAACCTGATTGTTCTTGCATTATCATTCAATGATTGGATGATTGATTGTTTAACCCACCAAACCGCGTATGAAATAAACCTCAAGTTTTTACTCCAATCAAAGTTTTTAATTGCTTTCAACAATCCCAAATTACCTTCGGCAACCAAGTCAGGAAAGTCCAAACCTTGATTTTGATATTGTTTTGCAACGGTAATAACAAATCGTAAATTACCAACCAATAATTCTTGTTCAACCTGTCTTCGTTGGTTATCAGTTAAAGTATCTGACATCATAAGTCCCGATAATTCTTTTTCCCTTTCAGGTGTCATAACTTTAATCTTCCTAATATCTTTTAAATAGTGAGAGATTTCGTCCTGATTAATCGGCATTCCTGTTCCTTTTTCTTTCATATATTTTATTTTGAATATTCTTCCAATTTTAGTTTCTCCACACTCGTGAGAGAATCCATTCCTCCATCATTGATTTTATCAAGAAGTTCGTCCAAAGACATATTACACACATCTTCTTTTTGTTTGTCAACAACTAATGGATTGTTTAATTTAACCATATCAAGTAACATATCAAAATATGGATTAGGTTTCTGCGATTCAAATGTAGTGTTTTTATTGTCAACCTTATCTTCTTTATTGATGGATAAAAGGTGATTGTGTCTATCCTTACCCATATTTGTTGACATCTCTCCGTTAAAAGGAATTAGAGTGAACATCAAATCTTCAAACTGGTTAAATAACAAACCGATATAGATTGACATTTCATCGTGTTTCAATGCGGAGTCAAAATGAAAAATTGCATTCCCATCACCATAAACAAATTTTACTTGATCGGAAATTACAATAGGTTGTATTTCTTTACCGATTCTATTGGTTAACTCTTCACTAGATATAGTTTCAATTTCACCGTATACAAACATTAGATACTTCATATTATTTTTTTTACAAAGATATAAATAATTCTTAAACTGACAATTTTTTAGATTCTTTATTATTTTTTCGTTTCAATAAAGCATCCTCTTTAGATAAAAGAAACTTAACTTTTGGATTTGGTGTTTCCTCATTATAAGGTATTAAGTTCTCAACCCTTCTGTTGGATAAATCAACATAATCTTTATCTAAATCAATTCCAACATAGTTTCTATTATTAAGTTTCGCCATTTTTAATGTGGTTCCACTTCCACACATAGGATCCAACACCAATTCACCTTCATTACTCCAAGATAGGATATGATCTTCCGCCAATGATTCAGGAAATATTGCCGGATGTTGGAATGCAATGTCGTCTTTGGATGAGAATCCTTTTCCGTTATTGATATACCAAACATTGTATCTGGTTCCAAATTCGGATACGACAAATCTATCTACCTTTTTAAGGTTACCATCTTTTTCTCTTTTTGACGGATCACCAAAGTTACTATGCCCCGCCCATCTATTCGGTTTATCCTTCAATAAATTTACGGTTTTTGGTTTTCCTTTTGATAAGACAAACATATACTCAAATACTTGAGAATATCTTCCCGTTTCAGGAAATGGAGCACCATTCTTATGGTAAATCATAGTGTCATAAAGGGTGAATCCAATCTCCATAAACTTAAGAGCTTGTTTGAATGAACTTCCTGTCTCACCACCATTTTTTACTTGATCATTTACAACCCAAATAACGACACCACCTTTTTTGGTTACTCTATACAATTCACGAGCCATTTCCACAAATGGGAAACTAAATCCATCCTCAAAAACAACCTCATCCTTAATTTTACCATTATAGGTTCTCATATTATCATAGGGGGGTGATGTCACCGTCAAGTCAAATGTGTTATCCTCATATCTTTGTAATGTTTCTATAGCATTACCTAAAATTATTTCGTTCATTTATTTTAATTTAAATTCAATATTTATCCTATGATAACCTTTCCACGCAGTTCTGTTAATCGCAGTTCTAAATTCTAACTCATTTTTGGAAATAAATCCATCCATACAGACAATTCCCTCACTTAAATTATTAATCCCTTTTTCTATTTTATCAAATAAATCAGTATTTTGATTGTAGTCCCAAAAATCCTGAACAAATTTATTATAAGTTGTTTGGTTTATTTTAGTTAACGCCGATTTACTTGATATTTTAAAATATGGTTCTGAATATAATGTCCAAGAATTAAAGTGAGATTTCCTATATTTTTTAATCTCCCGATATTTTTTAGTTAGAGGATGATATAAGTCATATTTAGATAAGTCGGATTTTTCGGATAAAACAAATAAAGAGGGGTTAAAATTACAATTTTTAAGTTTTGTAATATTATCCCTTCCTTCCCCTAACCAAATTATTTTAGGTGATTTTGTTTTCCTAATCCAACCATCAACCTCACATTTTTCCTCAAAATCAATTCCTGTCTTTGCCCTTATTTGCATAAAATTTGTAATTTATACAAATGTAATCATATTATTGATACACTTGCGAAATATTATCTTCTTTTCTAATTTTAACTATAGTATCCGCCCATTGGCTAACCATTGGGTTATGTGTGATAACAAATATCTTCTCAAAGTATTCTTTAATTTTAAAGAAAAATTCTGAAACCATTTCTAAATTATCGTTAGATATTTTTCCAAAAATCTCGTCCATGACCACGATATTTGGTTTTGGTAATGAACAAATTTTACTTAAAACACATCTCAATGCTAATGACGCGATTGTTTTTTCATAACCTGATCCAGATATCATTAGTTTCTCCACACCGGTACCATTATCAATCATCATAAACTCAACTTCATTTTTATCACTAATTCTAACCTCAAGTTTGAAGTATGAACTATCTTCCATTAGTCGTTGGAGTTCTGAATTTATCAACGGTATCATAGTTTTCATTATGATTTTAGAAATCCCATTTTTACCAAAAGCTTCCAAATATATTTTATACAATTTCTCTTTTTCAGATTCTTCCTGAATTTTGATAATCATACTTAAATTATTCTTAATCTTTTCTTCTAAAGATGTAATCTGATAAGTGTTATTATTGATTGATGTATTTTTTTGAGTTCTTTCTCTTTCAAGTTCTTCAATTCTAATACCGGCTTTCAATAACAATGTTTCAATCTTTTCATTTTCTTTGATTTTATCCTGAAGTTCAGAATATTTAATCAATTTTTGTTTAAGGTTTTCAATTTTTAAATCAAAACCCTCAATACTTAAATCATATTTTTCTTTGATTAGTTTGTTTTTTTCATACTCGTCAAACTCTTTTTTAAGTTGAGTGAAGGCTTGTTCTTTGCCTGATAAAACTTGCATTAACCCCAAAATTTCGTCTTTATGCTTGATATAACCATCAAGTTCGGCAATTTTAGATTGGGTAATAGATGCCATCATTAAGTCAATTCCACAGTGTTCACATTTGATTCCACCGTCCACAGAACTTTTCAATTCTTCAATTGACTTAATTTTGGATTCTACCTCAACTTTTTGTTTAAACGCTTCGTTATATTCTTCCTTAACCTTGTCGTGCTTATCTTCGTAATAAAATGAAGATGGTTCAACCACCTGTAATTCATTTAACTTTCCAATCACGTCATTTTTTTGACGTTCAAATGATTTTATTTCCTCACTAACTTTATCAGGATTTGTTTGAGCAATATCATTATCAATATTGGTATGTTTCTTTTTTAACATATCATCACGATAATCCTTACCCTTCGTTAAGTTTACATCAATTTGATTAAGTTCTTCTTTTAATGTTTCAATACCGGTTTTTAAAGTTCCAATACTAGTTTCATATGTTTCATTATCACTTTTTAATTGTTCGGTGTTATAAACATTTGACAACATTGATTTGGAGAAATCAGAATAAATTTGTTTTGCAGATTCTTCTTTTTTCTTTAAAAACTCCAACCCCATAAACCTTGAGAGAACTTGTCCTCTTGCGGTTGGTTTTGACTCTAAAAGATCCTCAAGATTTGTTGCGGTAGTTAGGATTGTCATTAAGAAATCCTCTTTAGAACCTATTGATGTTTTAATAAACTGTTCAGTTTCTCGTCTTTGTTCACCAGTAAAATTTTGTAAACTTCCATCGGCAAGTTTTTTGAAAAAGTCCAATTCAGTTTTTACATTCCATTCACCCTTTTTAGACATCTTTCTTTCAATATTCCTAACAATAACATATTCCTCACCATCAATGATAATCTCACCTTTAACGGATACTTTATCTTTGGTTGTAAATCTGTTAAAGATTTCTTCCGCCTTTGATGTTTTTGTGGTTTCATTAAAGAATAGGAACATCAATAGATCCACACTTAAAACTGTATTATGAGATACAATACCATTTGTGTAATATTGATGCACTTCAGCAACTTGGACATCATAAAGGGTATCTTTTTCGTCCAATAACTTAATACTTGTTACCGAACTGTTACCATCAATAGTTTGTATTTTTTCCCCAATTTTAAGTTCTTTAAGGACGACAAACTCGTTGTCCGTTTTTTTTAATTTATGATAATCCGCACCCTCAACAAACATACCGTTGTCTAATTCACATCTATATACCTCCGCATTTTTTTCCGTAATACCACACCACTCAATGTTTTTATACCCATATGGTGTATTAACTTTAAACCCTAAATCACCATATTTTTGGTAAATTTCATACAACTCCCCAATTTTAATTTTCATTTTTTTATAACTTTTTCTTTATTTTCCTACCTATTTGTTTTTATTTTAATTCATCAGGTAAAAAACCTATCTTATTTACTATGTAATCAATATCAAATTCAATTTCAATATTTGTATCATACCTAATACATTTCCCACCAAAATTTGGTGGATTAGATTCAACCACCGTAATTCCATTACATTTATCAAAATCAATTCGTTGATTCTCACCATATGATAAGAAATTAGAGAACTCAATGTTTTTAATATACCATTTCTTAAATGATGAAGTTTCTTCTTCCGATTCGGACATTTTATTCTCAACCATTCTATTGATTGACATTACCTCGTCAACACGGTTTTCATACCCTTTAGATTTAAGGAATTGTTTTAACAAATCAGATTGATAATTTGTATCCATAATATTTACGGACACATCAACACTTTGCATCGTATCTTCCTGAATGTTTTTAACTTTCGTAATAACATTTACATTGGTGGAATTATACTTCTTTTGAAAGTAATGTTTAACACTCTTGATTTTATCTTGAGTGAAATTATCCGAAATGTCTTCCCAAACTACCTGAATAGATGGGTTTTCAAAGTTAGAAAACTCTAAATCTTTTATCATAATATTGTAATTAAATTTTTTTGGTGGATTAAATAGATCCATTTATTATTGTTCGTCTTCAGATGTAATAGATTCTTCAACTGTGTTTACTTCATCAATAGTTTCAACATCAGTTACGTTTTCAATGTCGTTAGTGTCAACAATATTAAATTCAATAGGACTATCCCCCACTTGAACCTCCAAACCTTCAGATTCTTTGAATTTGTCCATTTGTTCTTTAAGAAGTTTGTTAAATGCGTTTTGCATCTTTGTTTTTTCTAACGCAATTTTTTGATTTCGTTTTGCAACTTTTGCTCTGTGCTCTTTGTCTCTTTTTCCCATTTTTATTTTATTAGTCGTTTAAAATTTGTGGTCCATTTTCATCTTCCACGATATATGTTGTCTCAATTTTTTGATTTGATAATCTGTTTTCTTCAAACCATTCCACAATAGCATTTATTCCCCATACTGCTCCTGACGCTAATAAACCGTCAAAGAATATTGATGCGTATTGATTAACTCCCAACATTTCATGCCAAGGAGAATATGCCACAAATGACATAAAAAATCCTGACCAAGCACTGGTACACATCATGCAGGAAACCAAATCAGATATAAATCCAAATAACTGACTTAATACGGGAATACCACTATCCCCAACTCTTCGGAACCAATTTCTTAATCCCTGAAATATTGATCCATAAACCAATATGTTTGACATACCATATACTGATAATATCCAAATTAATATACTCATAATTTTTGTGTTATATTAGAACCTTTAAGATAAACAGCCCCTTGACTAACCTTAATACTTTCTAATTGTTTATTTATGCCTTCCAGCTCTTCTATTTTTTTGTCTTTTAATGATAGTTCTTTTCTTAATTTCTGTAAAGTTTCCCCCATCATTTTTAACTTTTCATCATCTACAGGAATGTCTAATTTTTGTCTAAGTTTGTCTAACTCTTCATCTTTTTTAGACATTTCATTTTGGAAAATATTTTCCATTTCAGTCGTTTTAGTAGAAAATATTTGTCTTTCATTACCCAATTCTTGGTTTAAGTGGAAAATATTTTCATTCAACTGTTGGATTTTTCCGAACAGTTCATCTTCACCTGTTTTGTCACTAATGTATTCTATTTTTGTGACAACTTTTTCAACGGGAACTTCCTTAATTACCTCAACTATTTTCTCAACCTCTCTAATAACTTCAACGGGAACTTCCACTCGTTTTTCAACTATTACCTCAATTTCCGTGTGTTTTTCACCAATCCCGTCTGTTTTTAAGTGTTTTTCCTCATCATTAAGTGAATTTCCCAAAAAACCATACTTTTCAATATTAAATCCTGATTGAAAACATTTTTTAAAAAATTTATCGGTGTCGTCAATTTTGTTTAATTCACAAAACGATAATACCGACTGTATGGTTTTTTTGTTAAATATTTTTGAGTAGTTCGGTTCCATTTTCAATATCTTCAAATGATTTAATCTCAAACTTCAAAAATGGCTTGGGGTTGAATAAGTCGGTGTATGCGTATTCTTTTGTTTCCACATTATACACTCCATATCCGTGTCTTCCAATACTTTCCGCAATTGTCTGTTGTATTGTTGATCCCACCATATACCCCTTACCCGTTTTGAACTTAAATTCTTGTCTTTTGTGGATGTCACCACATAAAACGACTTCAAGTCCATTAAATTTTTCAATGTCATAAGCTTCTTCACCAAAGTCAAAACCAATATCTGTTTTCATACCTTGTATTGGTCCGTGAAATAAACCAATTCTTTTTCCTTTCGTCTCAGTAATATCGGGGGGAATATTTCCTTGATATTGAGAATACACACACCAACTAATGTTATCGTCTTCATAAACGCCACGATCTCTGTAATAACGAATGTTTGGGTTGTTTAATGAATTTATGATTGGTGTTAATGCGTCCAATCTTTCAATATTCCCCGTGAGAAAGTCGTGATTACCTGGTATGATGATAGTTGGTGCAACATAAGAACATTCAGTCAGTATCCAAGCAACAAACTCAATTAATTCCGGTGTCATTTGATTTTTAGAATGGACTAAATCTCCCGTAAATATGATACGATCAGGTTCTAATTCTCTCCATTGTCCAATTGCGGTTTCAAGTATGGAACGATATAAATCGTGATCTTTAAATAATCTGATATGTAAATCAGAGAAATGTATAATTTTTTTAACCATATATAAAATATAGTTATTTGATATTAAATTGTCAAATCTTATTCAGATGGGGGTTTAATTGTTAACCTCACCCAACAAGTGTCGTAGTTGATCCTTACCTACTGGAATTGTCAATCCCCTTAAATTATATATTTTATCCATCCACCCCTCTGTAAGTTTCAGAATAACGCGATAGGTTAAACTAAATTCTTCCAAAAACGACCAAATTTCTTCATAACTAATGTAAACTTTCTTATTTCTTCTATCGTAAACCATTAGATTATTACCTTTTTTATATCTAAATAATGTCCAATCAGGTTCTTCTTCCAACTGAACAACATCAAGATTGTTAAATAGATGTAAAAACTCCATCGGATCATCATTAAACACTAATTTTAATAGGTTTTCAGGTCCACCTATTATATCAGAAGCTTGTCTCCACCCCAATACTTTGACAATTTTTTTTAATTTATCTTGAGAAGATTGTTTTTGACTTTCCGTAATTATTATTTTCATATCATATAAATACTACATAAAACAAAAAACCCCACCTTATTCGGATGGGGACTTAATTTCTATTGAGGGTTGATTACTAGTGTTCCGATACTTTTTAAAGTCGTTAATCCACTTTTGTTCATCACTAATGACTTGTCCCATTTTTTCAACAATAGGTGACATTGGTATGTCTTTATTTTCTAACTTACCATCCAAATATCCCTCCAACCAAATGTAAAATTCTTTATAACTTAACATATTAATCAAATAATTGAAAATCAATGTTTACGTGTCCACATTCATTACACATATAAGTTGGGAATGGAACTAACGTGTCTTCCGAACTACCTGTCATTAGTTTAGGGACTTTTTTAATCAACACAACTTCCTTGAAGTATTTTGACATACATTTCTCACATTCAATCGTTGGTTGTTTTTTAAGATCAATTTTTGGTTTTAAAATATCATCCATTTCTTATTTAATTATATAATTTATTTTTAATCCGTTTGGGATAACATTATCCCAAGTTGTGGTATATACCCATACCATTTCAATAGTTGTTTCCATATCCAATTATAACTAATCTTTATTATTTTTTCAAGTATTGTTTCATATTCATATCTAATATTGTTTGTTGGACTTCTTTTGGAACTCTAAACTCTTCAAATGTTCCATCCTCTTTAACTAAAACAATAATCCCCCCATATAGTTTAATGTTACCATATTTTGATCCTTTTAACATCTTTAATAATAATTTACAATAAAAAGGAAGTTGTGTGAAGTAATGTCCGAGAGCATTATTTGGGTGTTTTTGAAATGGTGGTTTCATTTTTTTAGTGAAGAAGTTTTCCTCAAAGTTTTTTGGGCGATTACTTTTCCAATCTGTTATGATTAACCCAAATTCGGTTCCCTCTCTATTCATTATTAACCAAAATTTATCGGGTTGTCCAACATAACCAATCTCATTACATCCCAACACCATTTCAGTATCCAATAATACCGCACCTCTTTCTTTCATCAATTCCAAAAAGTCGGTACCGGCATGAATCATTGAGTCACCCTTCAATATCTGTGTAAAATCACAATCAAATATTGGTTGTCTAACCTCCTTTTCAATCCCAAACATTTCCAATGATTTCTGTTCAAGAAAAAAGTGAACTCTTGACCCCAAATTTGTTGAGTATGTTCCCGCATCTCCCCATTCTTTCAATAGTCTAGCCTTTTCTTCGGGATCACCTTTAGCCTTCTTTTCCGCAATTCCATCTGAATCAAATTCATCATAAAATAACTTCATTACTTTTGATACTGACGGCCAGTCACTTCTCAATTCACCCGATAAATTAATCATCGTGTATGTGTGACTATCTTCCTCAAAAGTTAGTTGTAATTCTTTTTGTTTGTTTGCAACAATTTCTCTAATCTCACTTGCAATTTCTTTTAAATTCATCAATCTCTTATTTCAATATAATAATCGTTTATTTCACCTTTTAAATCACAAACATCCTTATCTTCAGGTAGTTTGACAATTTTTATTCTACCCCATAACATACCACCATTTAATTCGTGGTAAAGTTTCACCGCACTTATCCACGCATCTTCGTCCAAACAAATAATTATATCTCCTTTGGATTTATTGTATATTGTCTCAAACAATAACTCTGACATATGTTTACCCAACATCGGTATTGAGTTTTCCAAGAATATTCCGTCAAATGCCCCCTCAACAAGGTAGATATCTTTATCCCAATCAATTAAACTTTCCCAAAAAATAATCTTTTCTTTTTCAGCCTCAGGGTTTCGGTATTTCGCCTTTGTATATGGATCCCAACTTCTACCTATATAATAATTAAGTTCACCTTTTAAATCATAGGAGGGAATAATTATTCTACCGGAGTGACTTCCACTATCACAAAAACCAATTTGATATTTTTCAATCATATAATCGGAAATTCCCCGATTATATAGGTAATTTATTGCTTGTTGTCTAACAGGATATCTTGGATTTACATCCTTAAATAATTTATATTCTTTTGGGAGTTGGGCTTTTGGTGATTTCTTTTCCCTCACTTGGACTGTTTCAGGTTTGAGGATATTATATAATTTCTTTAATTTTTTATTCCCAAATTTGTCAAATAATTTACCTAAAGACCCGTGAGTTCCCTCACTATCTCCACAACTCCAACAATGGAACACTGATTTTTCAACATTAACTTCTAAATTACCTTTATTTTTATCGTCATCACATATTGGACAATCCCACGAAACTTGAGATCTGTTTTCGTAAATTTTTTTTGGATCTCCTAAAAATTCACTAATTAATTCAACTACATTATCAAATTCATCCATATTTTGCAATATAATCATAAAATATGAAATAATCAAACTTCACAAGTTTTCCTATTCCTTTATATTTATAAAGATAATAATAGTAAATGCCAACGGATATAACAATAAATAATATTTCAGGAACAACACCATTTGATGTTTATGTATGTGATACAGGATACACTTCTTGTATTTATGTGTCAACAATAACAAGTGGTGAATTACCATACACCTTTGAGATTCCACCTGTTTACTCATCTTTGACTAATTTTATAGTCAAAGTTGTGGATGATAATGATTGTGTCGTAACTAACACCGTAACAGTTTAAATATGGGAGGTTGTTCAGTAAATTATTGTGTTAGTGGTGGAACCATCTATGATGGTACCTATACTTATGGTGGATCATATTCGGGTTATGATTATTTTGTTGGGGGTAGTCACACTATATACTATTCCACAGGTCAAACTCAATGGTGTTTGGCAACTACTTTAGGTGATCCAACTTGTTTATTATTTGGGAAATCTCCTTGCGTGAGTTCTTGTCCTGATTTGTGTGATGAAATTTTTGGTCCAGGTATTTGTCCTTCACCAACTCCATCACCTACCGCGGCTTGTTCAATAGATTTTGACGCAATTTTTGATTGTGAGGTTGTTGTTACTCAAACACCAACACCAACACCAACTCCAACGGTAACTCCAACAATGACACCAACATCAACTAATCCTTGTGGGGGAGTTGGTATTGATGTTTCGGGAGTTACTTATAGTCCAACACCGACACCAACACCAACGATAACTCCATCACAGTCCCCCGAAATTACAAGACCTTGTAATGTTAACGGAACGGTTACATTTAACACATTAGACGATTATATTCAATGCTCAAATAGTAAGCAATTCAAAGATTGTTTAAATGGATTTGTGTATTCAACAACTAATGTTGTATTAGATCCGATGGGTTCTACTCCTGTAATTGGTATGGTGTATGAGGCGACTGTCAATGAAATTGATATATGTGTTGAATATATTGGAACTGTGGATAATACTAGTGGTGTTGCAACTATTGTATTAAACACCGAAATTGGTTTAGTTTCTGAAGGTGGATGTCTTGTTTGTATCCCTCCTGTTAGTTCTACGCCAACTCCAACACCAACTGTAACACCAACAATAACACCATCATCAACACCGAGTGTTTGTTGCGAATATGTGGTAACGAATTTATTATTTAGTCCAAACACATTTAATATTAAAAGTTGTTCCACTAATCAAACCGAAGTGATTACAATAAATGGTGGGTCATCAATAACGGTTAAATCATATAAAGTCCCTGTTGGTAACAATATAAATATTGTTTTTGTTGATTGTCCTTGTGTTACTCCAACACCAACACCTACGGTAACACCAACAATTAGTGTGACACCAACGGTAACTCCAACTCCAACGGTAACTCCAACATCAAGTTTACCAATAGTTAATCCTTTTATATCAGTTTGGAGAACGACTAGTCCTTCGGAAACTATTAATTTACCTTACGATCCTGCGGGAACATATAGTGGAACAATTGATTGGGGTGATGGTAATACATCCGTTAATTCATACGCAAATATATCACATACTTACGCCTCCGCAGGTGACTATACCGTAACTATAACCGGAACAATTAATGGATTTAGTTTTTTCCACGACAATACTAATGTGTTAAATATATTGAGGGTTGAACAATGGGGTAATGTAATAATTAGTAATACTGGTGGTCAATTTGAAGATTGTTCTAATCTTACTTTAACCACAGTTACCGATATACCAAATCTTACATCCACATCAACTTTATATCATATGTTCCTTAGTTGTACATCATTAACCACAATAAATAATTTGAATTCTTGGGATGTTTCTAATGTCACTAATATGGGTGCAATGTTTTTTGCCTGTCCTCTATTTGATCAGGATATAAGTTCTTGGGATGTTTCTAATGTTACTAATATGAGTTCTATGTTTACCGGTTCTTTATTTAACCAAGATATTAGTTCTTGGAATGTTTCTGGTGTGACTAGTATGATTTCTACGTTTTCTAATACACCGTTTAATCAGGATATAAGTTCTTGGGATGTTTCTAATGTTACTGCTATGAATGCTATGTTTAACGATACTCCATTCAATCAACCTATTGGGAGTTGGGATGTTTCTAATGTTACTAATATGAGTGCAATGTTTCTTAGTTCTTCATTTAACCAACCTATTGGTTCTTGGAATGTTTCTGGTGTAACTAATATGGGTAATATGTTTACTACCGCAACCGCGTTTACTCAGGATATTAGTTCTTGGAATGTTTCTGGCGTTACCGATATGGGATATATGTTTAATAACGCAACCTCATTTAATCAGGATATTAGTTCTTGGGATGTATCTAATGTTACCAATATGCTTCAGATGTTCCGATCCGCAACTTCATTTAACCAAGATTTAAGTAGTTGGTGTGTCACATTAATACCTTCATCACCAACTTTCTTTGATTTTCTTGCAACATCTTGGGTTTTACCTAGACCTGCTTGGGGTACTTGCCCACCATAATACAAAATATAACGCAAAAAAAAATATCGGTTGATTAACCGATAATTGGATTTATCTATGTTTTTTATATACTTATTTCCAAATATCTTTTGAATTCATATACCCCAAGACACAAGCATACGCATCTGTCTGATCAAAGTTTTCTTTCTTGAGTGTGTTATTTTTAGTGTATAACCATTGAATTTGAGGTTCTTTTTTAGCGACTAAATCCCAAATAATTTGTTTCTTATCTATGTCTTTTGGAAGACCTCCAAATAAAACATGCTTACCTTTATCATTAGGTTGAACTAATTCAGGGAATGCAAACTTTCTTGAGTTATATGTTGATATAAATTCAGGAACTATCCCTAACGCATCATATATTTCTTTACATATTAAAGTATTAAACCTTAATAGAGTTTGTATCGTATATGCATTATTTGAGTTCATTAATGGTTCTTCAATTATTACATTAACAATACCTAAATTTTTGTATTCCAATAATTTTGTTCTAAAGATTTCAGATTTAAGTAATAACTCCAATATTTTATTATCCCCATGATCTTTAGTTTTTGGTCTTGGTGATATGTGAGTTAGTTCTAATAGTTCTTGATTTTGTATATCAAATAGTGCCCACCCTATTGTTCTTGTTGAGACATCAAGTCCGAGAACCTTTGGTGAATTTTTAATAGGTCTAGCCATAAAAATATTTATTTATTAACAATATAATAATGAATGTGTAAAATTAAAGTTTTACAGGTCCAACTTTACCACAAACTGTTGTATTCCCTGTCTTAATACGGGTGATTGTAGTTTAGATATAATCACAATATCTTTATTTTTGTCCAATAACGCAATCTCCGTAATGTATGATTTAGTTCCTTGTGTCCAAGTAGGATTTGATGTGTTTAAAAATTCAGCATTACTCAAATTAATCTTATATTTCATTTCATATATTGTTGCTTGGATATCAGTTTCCAAACCGCCATAAAAATAAAATTCATCTCCAAAATTTAAAGTTTGTCCTGTCGTCCCCAATGTTGTTAAGGATATGTAGTCATTTAAATCATAATATGGTGCGGTATTATACAATTCAGGAGTAATCACAAATGTGGTTCCTGTAAGTCCATCTTGAGTTAAATATCCATTGATTGTTGACGCACTGATGACATCGGTATAATCAATTATTCTCCATTGAGTTGAGTCAGGTTTATTTCCTGTTGTAACTTTTTGACATAAAATTTCAAAATTGGTTCCGAAATATCCTTGAGGTAAATAATTACAACCGGTAATACAAGGTGTTCCTGCACTATATACCGGTTGAACCATACATCCAAACTCGGCACCAAATCTTAATGCAACATTTTTAGAAGTGTCCGGGTTACAATCATTGTTATTACCAACAACTTTTGAATAGTAATTACAGTGTAATGAATTGGTGAAACCTGTTTGATTTGTCAGTCTATAAGTGACATACATAGTTTCAGTATTTCCTGTCAATATCCCATCAACTGTTGATGTTGGTGTTCCACAGGTATTTGGTGTTACCAATGATACTTGAGGTGCCGGTAAAGTCCAGTTTCTGTTTGCTTTATATGACATTGCGGCAATTATCTCTTCATCGTCAATAATAACAATTTTACTATCAGGGAATACTTTACCTATTCTACTTGGGTATCCGTCAGCATTTGCGTGTGTATCCCAAAGATGATAATATCTAATACCAGGTTGATTCATTCCCGAATTTTTATTTGATTGTATGTATTGAACATCAAATAAGTTTTTATCCTCAAATCCTTCAGGATCAACCCAAAATGTTTGTCCTGAACAACATTCAGGATTTTTGTGCCACATCAACCAAGGTAAATGTAGTTTAAAGTTTCTCGCTTGTCCTGTCGTATCTTCAGGATTTGCTGAATCATAAGGTTCTAACGCAAATTTCTCACCATAGAAGAAATCAATCGTTTGATTTGTATAATGTATAATTGCAATCGCTTTTTGTTCTTCAGGTTGAACTACTATCTTCTCATCAAATGAGTTATAGTAATTAACGGAACTCGTATCTTTTTGTCCCAAACTTGATGCGTATCCAAAATATTCTTTTGTTCCAAGATAATCAATAGATCCAAAATACTCATATCCTTCATATACTGAAGGGTATAATCCTGCCGGGCTTTCACTCCAAGGAATATTCATATTCCATATTTTAACATCAAACTCATCAATATCACATACGGTTTCAAAATTAATAACATCAGTACTCCAATGAGGTGCCGGTGTTATACTATCGTATAATGTTGTCATATTTGACGGGTATATTAATGTTCTTGAATAACATGATCCTGAGAATGATGAAAAGTCAGGTAAATTTCTATCTACCGTAATTACATTGTTACAATATGCAACAATTCTATATGTCATCATAGGATAACAACTATTGATTGACATAAAACAATCCGCCATTGGTGGTAATGGACACACAGACGATGACGATGGTGTCAAACAAGGTGTTTTTGTTGGGGTTGGTGTTGGACTTGCCGAACACTCAAATGTGTATGTCGCACTTGGTGTTGGTGTTGGTGTTTGTGTTGTACCAACGGATGCCGATGGGGTTGGTGTTGGTAAATTATAACAAGTATTATTTACATCCCACTTACCATCATAATAAATTGTGATGAAATCACCAACCGAAGGGATTGATTCATTAATTAAATTAGATCCCGAATATATTAACTCAACTTGATTTGTCCCACTTAAAGAACACATATTAACAACATAGTTTGAGCTGACAACATAATTATTATTCGTTAACGCACTCCAACTAATTGTTGTTGCGGTAGTGTTTCCCGAAAAAAATCCTCTTAACGGTGCTCTATTAAACACAGGTTCAACAACCGAATCCATATAAGGAATACCAAATGTGTTACCTGCCGTCCCATCAACATAATAAGGATACTTAACATTTTGTCTGTTAGATTGTGGAGATCCAGCACTATTTTGACTATTAAATGGTGGTTCCAATACCATACTATATGGTTGATTATATGTTGACGATAATGCGTTATACGATACTTCACTATCTCCCACTTGGAAATACGCGATGTTAAAATTACCTTCAGATAATTTTTGTCTACCTGTATCCGTAACTCTTGTGTTAACTAAACCAGAGGTATTTTTGATTATGTATGCCATTTGTTATAAATACTATATTTTTTATTTTATTACGATCCAATATGTGGTGGTGGGTTTATAACGGTTACCGTACTACAAGGGCAATTATTTAATGTCACATCATTCAAATATAAATGATACGAGTTTGTCACACCTAAACATTTGGTAAGGATTGGTAAATTTAATGTCGGTGTTGGATTACTTATTGTACCACTTACCGTATCTCCTTGAACTATTGTAATTCCATTCCAAGTATACGTGTTTAACGATTGAATACTAACCCCTGTTGGACATTGAAGATTATTTAATAAATTAGTATTTCCACTATTTACAACTGTACTATACGGAATTGAAACCATATTTTTATTCACCGTTACAACATTATTCCAAGTATAAGCACCATATTGCGGTTGCTCTATTAAATCTTTCACATGCACTATGTCAAACGATATACTAGCACCAATTGGTAATTGGGGTGATACCGTTACATTAAATGTTGTTGCGTTAATATTTAAACTTAATGTTACAGTATAAAGTATTGGTGCCGGTGGTGCGTTTAAAGTAATATTTTGATTAAATGTTTGTCCCGACGCATCCATCACAATTGTTGGGTATATACCCGGACATAGATTTTGAAACACAGGTTGATTAGGGATAAAATTAATTCCATTAATACTATACGAATACGGTGGAACTCCATCCTCAACATTAAAAATTATACTTCCATCACTAACACAATTACCAGGAGTGTTATTAGTAATACAAGTAGGTTGATTAACCGTTAATGTATAATTCAAATTATTTTGAACAACGCAACTACCTTCGTTCATTTGAACCGATCCTATCACAGGATTTGGTGGAACTGACCCTAATGAATACCATCCTGAAATAGGTGGTGCCACAGTATTGGTATTAATTAAACTACCATATGTCCATCCTGATACTTCCCACTGACTTGATCCGCTCATCCATACCACATCATAACCTGACGGTGTTGATGTCCAAGTAGGTTTTCCATTGTAATAACCGTTATAACTAAAATCAATCAATTCCGAATAAATATGGTTTTCAAAATTACCCAAAATAGTTAAACATAAATCACCATATACCGGTGTTGGGCTTGGTGTTGGTGTGGGAGTTGGTGTAGGAGTTGGACTTGGTGCCATTAAATAACAAGTGGTTCTTGCGGTAAAATCACCATAAAAATCGGTAACAACCGCATCATATTCTCCACTACCTAAATTTGTTAATGTTTGTGAATAATTACCGTTTTCCCATTGTATTGTGTATGGTGGAGTTCCTCCTGTCACATATAAAGTTGCGACTCCGTCAAAACTACTTATTGATGTGGGATTTTGAGTTACGCATTGAACTCCTAATGGGAATATTGTTATCACATTACATTCGTTTTGATAACTATATACTTCACCAGTACATACACCATCAAGACAAAAACCGTTAACATTAAAATTTATGTCTAAACAATTTGATATTGGATTCAAATCCTCACTACATATACTATATGTTGTTCCGCTTTGGAATGTTTCCGTTACGGTATTTCCACTACAATTAGTGTATGTTAAATCATACTCACTAACTTTAGTAAAACTAAATTCTAAACAATAACAATTTGGCATTTATTAATCTTTTACTATAAATAATCAACTTACCATTTTTTAGTAACTTAATTATAAATAAAGATATTATAGTATTGTGAAAAGTGAATTATGTGGTATGGTAAACACCTCATATGTGAGTTTTTAATATGTTTTATTTAATACGAATATATCACTGTAGATTGAGTTTAACGCACTATTAGAACTCCATTGTGCGGTTACATTTAAAGTATTACTACCTGTCGTATCAAATGTTGTATTATTAACCGTATTAAAACCAAATCCTTCTTGAACTCCACTAGAATCTTTTAAAACGTGTAAGTTTCCTAGTGTAACAATAGACGCAACTGTTGTCCCACCAATTTGTCTTATCGTAAAATTAAGGCTCATTGACCATACTTTACTCACAATTCCCGGCATTGTTAATGGTCCTGAATCGGCTAATATTACGGATCCCGACTTTACTCTAATTGTTAAGGTGTCATTATTTTTAGCAGATATTACCCCACCAAATTCCCCACTAAATGAGTCACCAACACTAAAACCATTTGCCGGTACTATTAATGTTCCAACACCACCACCAATTATTGTCGTTTCTACTGTTGTTGCACTTATCGCAACGCTATTACCCGTTTGAGAGAATAACCCATAATTTGTTACTCCTGCAACTGTTTTAGTTTTAACAATACCTGTTGACGAATCTCTCGTTAAAAATTGTGTAACTGTTTGGGTATCTGTAATTGGAGTATCTTGTATCGCCAAATTATTAATATGGAAAGTGCACGCAGATACTGAATATACACCTTTACCTGAAGCCGATGAAAAATTGTGACTCACAGTATTTCCCGAACCTCCTAATATTGAAGAAAGTGATCCATTTGAGGTATTATCTTTTCCACCACCTATATTTGATTGATTACATAATGTTGTGTTATCCCACCCTCCACTTATTGTTGAAAACTGTCCGATTATTGTATTTAGATAACCACCACCAATTGTGGATCCAATACCAAATACCTTATTTCCACTACCACCTAAAATACTTGATGTATCCCCTGTTGTTGTATTACATAACCCACCCCCAATTACCGAATAAGTATCCACAGTTGTATTTTTACAACCTCCACCAATAAATTCGTGACCAGATTTAACACAATTTTTTTCACCACCACCTATGGTTGATCTTCCCGCCGTAGGTGCGTTAGAATTACATAATCCACCCCCAATTGTTGAGTATTCCGAATTTAAAAAATTACAAACACCTCCCCCTATTGTTGAGAAATTGTTTGATACAGTATTTCCACTACCACCTCCTATGGTTGAAGTAGTTCCTGAAACCATATTACCATAACCACCACTTATAGTTGATCCTGAGGAAATTACCGTATTTCCAGCTCCCCCACCAATCGTTGATCGAATACCATAAGATCCATTTTGTTTTCCTCCACCAATAAATGACATATCGCAGTATGACACATTACCAACACCTCCACCAATAAATGAACTACCCCCACAGGTTGTATTACCATCACCACCACCAATTGTTGAACAGTTTCCGATGGATGTGTTTTTATAACCACCACCTATGGTTGATCCTATATCCGTTGCAGTATTTCCACTACCACCACCGATGGTTGAACTATCCCCTAATGATGTGTTCTGATTACCTCCACCAATAAACGAACATGCTCCGAAGGATGTGTTTTTATAACCTCCACTAATTGTGGTGTTACATCCATTTGAGGTATTAAAATTACCCCCACCAATGGACGAATAACATCCGCTTGATGTGTTACTACCACCACCACCAATTGTTGATCTATGTCCACTTGATGTGTTGCTATTTCCTCCTCCAATTGTTGAATAATATCCACTTGATGTGTTTCGTATACCCCCACCAATGGACGAATAACATCCACTTGATGTGTTACATACTCCACCACCAATTGTTGAGAAATATCCACTTGATGTGTTAAATACTCCACCCCCAATAAATGAATAACAATTACTTGATGTGTTACGCCTTCCACCTCCAATTACAGAATAACACCCCTCCGATGTGTTTTGAGATCCCCCACCAACAAATGAATAACATCCACTTGATGTGTTATAATATCCCCCACTTATTGTTGATTTATCACCACTTGATGCGTTACAAAACCCCCCACCAACAAATGAATAATATCCGCTTGATGTGTTACTTCTACCTCCACCTATTGTTGAGTAATATTCACTTGATGTGTTATACCATCCACCACCAATAAATGAACCTATTTCTTCTGACGCATTACCAATACCTCCACCAACAAATGAATAATCCCCACTTGATGTGTTGTTATAACCTCCACCAATAAACGAATAATCTCCACTTGATGCGTTACTTTTACCTCCACCTATTATTGAGAAATATCCACTTGATGTGTTGTTATAACCTCCACCAACTGTTGAACATATTCCACTTGATGTGTTAAGATACCCCCCACTTACGGTAGAATAATCCCCCGAAGCATCGTTACCATTACCACATCTTTCAACCGAACAATTTCCCGCACCAACGATCATAACATATGTCCCCCCGGTTAAAGAACTCACTATTTGTTGAAAACACGCTTTATATGATGATCCCGCAGGATTACCTTGTGATGTGTCGTTAGGGTTGACGATATGAATTAAATCGGTTAAATTAACTCCTGTTGCTGGTGTTTGATCAGTTAAAAATGCCATTATTCTTTTTTATATATAAATACACCTTAATTTGTTATTGAAATTGGTAAATACTATAATCCATAAAGAAAAAATCGTCCCCATCTTGGAATTGTTTGAATATCGGTGGTAATTCGTTACAATTAATAATAACAAGTTTTTCACAAAATGTGTCATTTAATTTAACTCCTATTGCGGGTGCGGTATTAAATTGTAGTGGTAGCGTTATTGTTACTGTCGGAGGAATTGCGGTATTTACCGTCGCAACCAAAACACATTGATTACCATATACATCACAAATATAAATTTGGTATGGTATTGTTAATCCGGTTACATTATTTATTTGTAATTGTGTCATTATAATTCTTGAATTATATAACTGTTATGGTGTGCACGAGACGCAATATATGTCATAATCAATTAATAAATTGATAATAACTCTTGCATCGTCTAATTGTGTCGTTACTGTAGGTTGACAACTTGTTCCGCTAGTTAAACAACCACTTTTTATAATTACTTTATTTATCTCAATATTTGTCTCAACCGAACTAATTCCTGAAAACCCATATAAAGTGTCCTTAATCACATCCGTCCACTCGTTGTCAGTAGGATAATCGTCAAGTCCTGTTGAGGTGTAAAATAAACTTTGAGAATTAACTCCATCAACAGTGACATCAATTGTGAATGTTGCGGAGCTTAATATACAATTTGTATCTCCTGATGTTAAATCAAAGAAACCTTCATTAAACATTTGTTGAACCCCTCTCCTACCAAGTACCCCACTATTTTGGAAATTACTGTCACAAACTGAATATGTTTGGTAACTACTTTGTAATACTGTCCCAAATAAACTAATTGTTTTAGTTAATGAACATCCATTATCATCAATGACTTCTAACGAATATGTTCCGGCAGTTAATCCCGTTACAGTGGATCCTGTTTGTCCATTAACATTAGAACTCCAATTTAAAGTGAATGGTGGTTCTCCACTAGTAATTAATGTATTTAATTCACCATCATTACCCGAAACTGGTTGTGTTACGAAAAAATCAAAATATACAGGTGATGATGCGGTTACATATGTGGTTTCCGTTTGTTGACATCCACCCGCATCTGTGACTGTTACACTATAAAATCCTGGAGATAAATTACTAAATGTTGTCACAGGTCCAGCCGGAAATCCTGTGATTTCATAAGTGTATGGTAATGTTCCCCCACTTGACGCTAAAATTTGTATTGTCCCATTATTAAACCCACAAGTTGTCCCCGTAGTATTTGCGGTAATAGTATATAAATTAGTGTTATTAATTTCAGTAGTTCCTGTGTATGTACAAACACCATTACTAATAGTTATTGTATATGTATCTGAAGATAACGGTGGTGAATTATAATTATTACCATCGGTAGATGTAGTTACGGTATTACCTAAAGAATTTATTATGGTGTATGTGTAAGTACCAACATTACTACCCCCATCCAATTCAATAAATATTTGCCCATCATTATTGTTACAATTTGAATTAACCGTGCTAATGTTAATTATTGAGAATCCATTTGGTGTTAATAATGTTGTTGTTTGTGACGCACTACATAACCCCGCATCGGTAACATTAACGGTAAAATCACCTGAAGATAACCCCGTAAATGTATAACTATTTGAGAATGTAACCGCCACAGATCCGTTTGAACCCGAAAAATAAAATGGTGCGGTTCCTCCTGTAAGTTGTGCGGTTACCTCACCATTATTTGAGAAACAACTAGGTGCGACAATCGTAAAATTAACAATACCTACCGGTAAAACTTGATTTACCGTTATATTTGTCAGTGTTTTTGAACACGACAATGAATCAGTCATAGTCACACTATACACGCCACTTGTCAATCCTGTTACGGTTGATCCTGTTTGCCCATTAGCGTTAGAACTCCAACTATATGAATATGGTGGTGTTCCTGTTTGTCCTGTGACAAATATTTTTCCACTACCATCAAGGGCAACGCAACTTCCATCATCTATCACATAAACCCCAAAATCAACCGTTGTTGACGATTTTATAATACAACTTTCACTTTTTCCTGTGCATCCACCCCCATCATCACCTATAACATAATATGTTCCTCCAGATAAAGGAGCAAATGTGTAACTACCTAATGTGGTGTCACCACTTAACTGATATCCATTTGTTAATTCATATAGATACACTTTACCACCACCATAATTAACAGAAAATGTTGAGGTTAATGATCCATTATTAGTCCCGCAGGTTGTATTTGTTTGTGATGATATGGATAAACAACTACCTGTAGATATATTAAAATTTATTATTGTTGATGTCGGTCCAGGACTTAAACAAGAATCCGTTATTTCCAAACTGTATGATCCACCCGTCAAACCACTAAAATAGTATGATGTTGTAGATGCCGAAGTCGGTAATAAACCCGACGAAGTTAATTCCATAACCGAATATGGAGGTGCGGTGCTACCTGTAATATCAAACGACACTACCCCCGACCCATTACTTGAACAGTCACCTGTTACAAAATAATTATATACAAATGGTAAACCACAACTCATTAGTTACATAGTAAATTAAAATTTATTCCAATATTGAGTTCAAAACTTTGAACAATACTTAATGGGATACAAGTATTATTAAATACTGTAAAGTTTGTTTCATCTTCATTTAAATAATAACTTAACCCATATGTTTGTAAATCAACAAAACTGTTTTGTATTCCGTCCAACCAATTTTGATTACTTGGAACTGAAAGTGCGTTATTGTAACCCACCCCATTAAAGAATGGGTAATTTATTATATCACTACCATTGAATTTAACATTTACATACCAAGTAGTTTGTAATGTGTTCATATCACAATCGTTAAATGTTAATCCATTTGTCGCTAAATAACTGTTTAATGTATTACCCAAAACTCCACCAAATGAATTGATTTGTGGATTTGTATCCCAAGGATATACAGAACAACTTACCGTTTGAATTGGACAATCGTATGTAAATAATTGTCCTATTAGCGTACAAGGATTACAAGGAACAAGAACTAATTGACAACCCATTTGTCTTCTCCACACATATTTTTGTCTGTGGAATATTGAATTTTCGTATTTAGTTCCGGCATTCCATATTGTCGTCGCTGGTACCATTTGTTCAATTAATCTTATCCAATAATCACCAATACCGTTCACATAATCTATCATTGTTTGGTAAGTGAAATTATCATTTTCAATTCCCGCTAATGTTTGTGATTCAAGATATTTCCAATAGATTGATTGTAATGTTGGGTAACCCCCTGTTTTACCATCGGTAATAAATTGTCTATTTCTAACATTAATTGTGTTATGCCAAAAACTTTGAGCAAATTCAAAAAATGTTTTTTGTTTTGGTTTTGGTATAATTTCAGTCCAATCTATACCCCCTCTTTGTGGATATGGTGTATTAGGATTTGGGTTACAATATGTTGGTGCAATGTAATTCAATCCTTCTTCAGGTATTGGGTAATTATACTGTCTTGACATATTCCATACATCATACACAAGTCCTTGAGCCGGATTCATAAAAATGTCAATGTTTTTAACATTTAACACCAATCTATCATCCTCTGTGGGATAATAGGCGGTGAATCCACCATCTGAACTTCTTCTAATTACTTCATTATTTACCACCCAACTTTTCTTGTTATCAGGTGTTTTTCTTAATTTAAACCCTAAATCCATATATGGAAATTGTTTAAATCTCTGTAAATATTCTTCACCATAATTAAATGGTTGTAATGTTGTTTGGTAATCAGGATTCGCCCCTGTAAACACACTAGTTGTCAAATTAATCTGTGCCGGCATCCTATGTTGAGGTGTTGATTCAATCCAACCTCCACCAATTTGGAAGAAGAAGTTATCACTTTCCGCTGGCATGCTTGGGTAACCAAAACTATCTATAGGGTAATCAACTGTCGTAACTGTAATATCTTGAGTCGTTGTACTAGTTGTAAAACCGGTATATTGAACTCCCATTATTGAATAAATGTCTGTGGTATCTAACACAGGTGTATCCTGAACATAAGTTCCTCCCGATATTTGAGCGTATTGTTCCCCAAATTGAGTAAGATTAACTCGTTGATCGGCAACATAAACATATTCATTAAAATCCGTAATTGCGTCAGGAGCCCCTATCAATCTTAATAACATTTCAATTGACTTCCTTGTCCCTTTGGATTTGAATAGATATGCTGAATTTAATATTAAATTTCTATAATATTGGTAGTTAATTTCTTCAGGTGTTTGTCCATTAGACAGTCCCGTAAATGTGTTTTCACCACTTGAGAATACGGAATTAAGTAACTCTTCATTAGTGATTGGTGAGATATTATCTTTCCATCCTAATGTTTGTGCTAAATTCTTTAAAAGTTGTGATGGTATATCATTTTTAACAGTGTAATGAACCGAATTCATATAAGCCAAAGCTCCTATAAATTTCTTTGTTTCATCAAAACTTCTACCATATATTTGAAGTAGTTTTTCAACTTTCTGATCTTGAGTATCAAATTCTTTGATTGCTCCTGTAGTTAAAAATCTTGAGATTAAGTTAGTTCTATACTCATCCAAGTTTTCCGCAATACCACTTAATTTTAATAAATAACTATTAAAATCGTTACCACTAATACTTAAATTCCATATACCCCCTATTGGGAAAGTAGCAACTTCTTGAGAGATAGTATATGTCCCGTCATCATTTTCTACAGGTTTGCTGAAATATGCGGTATATTTTGGGGTTATTTGCCTATTTAAAAGGAAGTTTTCAACCTGATCAAAGTCCTCGTTAAACACTTTATTCACATAATAATCCGTTGGTCTTATCACAATTGAACTAACAATATCCGAAGCCCCATTAAATGGATTACCTTCAACATATAACTTCAATGTTGTGTCCGTATCAGTTGTTGGTGTCAATGTATTGATTGGGTAACTAACCCCCTCTATGATTACTTCGTATTTTGAATATTCTATTGTTAGGTTTCTCAATGGAGAAACTGTAACTTCCCTTAATGTTAAATTTCTTGTCGCATTTACACTAAAATCAATATCAAACGGATTACGAATTAGATATAATGGAATTTCAAAATAAGTTTCATTCTCAATAACATCATACGATGATGAAGTCACAGTTTGCCCTGTAACAAATCTTGTTGTTGACGATAAAACTTCTAACGCCGCGGGAAAGTAATTAATTATTTTAGTGATTGACACCGAGAATCTTTTCGCTAAAGAACCATAAATTGTAAAATTTGTAATTTCACTTAAATCATAATTTGGGTAAACTTGGAAGTTCTTACTTACCAATAATTTTGATTGTTCAATATCATTGATATTCATTGATTCCAACGAAATAGGGTCAGAGAACGATCCAATTGAGAATGTTCTATTAACTTTTTCTGTCACATTAGTTGTGAACTCAAAGTTTGCTTGAGTAAAACCTCCACCGTCAACCAATTGGAATCCGACAAGATTGTCTGAAAAACTCCCTTCTCCGCTAGCCTGTGGTGGGCAAGTATACTTAATAATCGCCATTATCCTGTTATATTTGTAAAGTTTTTAGTAAAATCAATATTATTTCCTCTGTCCTGTCTAACCTCATAAAGAAGTTCATTGAACTGATCTTTAATTTCGTATAGGTTGTATTGTTTGTAAATATTATTATCACTGTCGTAAATAGTGTAGATACCATCGTCAATAGATTTGGTTTGATTACCATAAAGAGCAAGTGCCAATGTAGATATATCGTGTTCAACAATTTCAATCTCCGTTGTTACAGGGTTGAAATAAGTGTTAGTTATTACAATATCTTGATTTGGTTGTCCGATGAACGGTGTTGCATTTGGTTTGTTAGTCGGTGATGATGATGGTGAAAGCGTGCAAAACACTAAATTAGTGGTGCCTTCAGTATATCTATATCTAATTGATTTTTGTGATGTATTTGTAAGATTTTGTATTACCGGTTCACAGTAAAAAGATGAGGTTATCATTCTGAAAAAATTTGGAATTTTAGTCCCATCAGAATTTAAGTATTCAACTCTAAACCCGATTAATCCCTGATTTACAAAATTATTTCTGAATTGTGAGGGAACATTATTAACATCAATAACGATACCCTTAACATTTGGTAATGCTGATAAAATACCACAATCTGTTATTCTTGTTCTTATCTCTGCAGGTCTAATATACAAGGTATATATCCCCAACTTATTAAACACATCAGCCGGAAGTTTTAGGTTATATAATCCGCCTAAAATTTCAACATCCGCATTACCTCCAGTAGTGTTATTATTAAAATAAGGTCGTAATATTGTTTTTGCGTCCAATTTTGTCAAAACGAAATTATCTGTATCATCCCTACTTGGTGTATAATTCAAAATGATGTCTACATCATCAGGACTAACATCTGCGGGTCTAATTGTCCCATACGATCCACTCGCCATTATTAATATCTTTTATATTGTTTATCGTTTTAAATATAAATACCTAAAATCATTGTTTTTCTACTTTAAAGAAATTATACCCATATTTAGTTAAGTCCCCAACATTGTCAACTTCACCTAACCTCTCAATATATTCTAAAGCAGACATTTTACCCCTTTCTATGAATATGTTGGATTGTATTTCAGGTTGATCTATAACATTGATTAACGCCTCATTTTTTGTTATTGCAGATAATACCAAATCATCTTGAGTAAATCCAGAAGATTGTATAACATATAATGTTGTCCCATCAGGATAATCATAATAGTCAACACCATCTATTGTATATGCAACATAAGTTCCACTTGGATCCGGACCCCAATATGTTCCGACAGTATTTGATGTTCCCGTTACTTGTATTCCAGGTTTAAATTTACCTTCCGCCAACATATATTTAGGCCCATATTGTTCCAAATCGTTAATTGATGATTGAGTGTATCCTGTTATAGTGAAAGGTACGGTAGTGTAATTATAACTGTAGAAATCGTTTATGTTTGTATTGGAATCTCCCGTAAATATGTATTCGTAATTAAATGAAGTTGCCGACCAATTACCTCCCGCAGGTGTGAATGTTGCAACACCAAATGGATCCAAATTTGGAACAAAGACAAAAGGAACTGTTATTGTTTTTGACACTTGAGATATACCCCAAGGCGATGTGGCAGTCATTGTTATCGTATATTGATTACTACCCAATGGATAATTGTGTGATAGTGGTGCGGTTCCCGTTATTGTTTGAATTGTTGTCCCGTCACCCCAATCTACCTTAAATGTTGTTAATTCTAAAAACTTTTTAAGTTCCACATCCGATGTATTGTAAAAATAGTAGGTATATGGGCTCCCTGTTGTTGCAGAAAACATAAAATTAGTGATAACTTCTTTTTGTAATATCGCCCCATCAAAAACAGAATAATAACCGTAATCAATACCTGTTTGTGTTAGTAGAATCGGAATTGTTAACCCTGTCAATATTGATGTCCCACCTGAAGCTCCCGATAAGACATATGTCATTCCGGTATACACACCTGTTGATCCTGTTAATGTGTTTTCGGTAATTCCCGTTATAGGGCAACAAGGATCAATATCGTAGATATAATCAGTATCACCAGTGTAGTTAACCGTAATTAAATCCCCTTTTATGTTTTCGGGTGATATTTTAAAATAATACTTTTGTTCAACCATTTTATTAAGGATTTACATATTCAAACCAAACAATTGGATTGTTCTCCAATCCTACTCTTTGTATGTTATTATCAGTTCTATACGCCTGATATGTTTTATCATTATAATTTAAATTAACTTTGTAATAAAAATAATTATCTCCATTAAAAGTATATGGATTTGGTATTTGGAACTGTGGTTGATTCACCATAGTTGTATATATACCGGTACTTCCATTAAAAAATTTAGCCGACATATAAAATTGGGATATGTTAATAAAATTTTGTTTTCTTAACCAATAAATAAAAAACCCTTCTTTATCCCCAATGAAATCCAATCTCATTGTTGGTTTTTTAACATCAACATTTGGTAATAATGTGGATATTGTAACAGATTCGGTTAATCCTTGTTGGACGGGTAAAATTATGGTAAAATACAATGTTTGATTTACAGGATCCGTGGTATCATAAAAATCCAACTTAAAGAATGATTTGGTGAATGGTTTACTATAATAGTATAACTCTTTTTCGGTAAATCCTGCAGTTAAATAACTACTTACATAATTGGTAATATTTGCCGATGGAATATTTTGAGGTAATCCATTGTAAAAATAAAACTCATAATTTAATGAAGTTTTTAGAACATTCAGTATTTGATAATCGTTATGTGAAAACCTATCAACCTCAAAATCATTCGGAATTCCAAGAACCTCACTTAAAACAGTTTTTTCATATTCCTCAATACCACCGTCTCTACCCCCAAAATCCCATTTAAGTTCTATTGGAATGTCAATTTGTTTATCGTTAGTTGGTATTACTATTTTATATTTATTCACACTCATCTATTGTTGGTTTGGCAATTTCGTTTATGAATTGATCACCAATTTGACTACCTTCAGGTATTAATCTAAATATGTTTTCGGTAAATGGATAGTGTTTACCATTTATAAAAGGATAATCCACACCGTTTCCAATATCGTCAATAAATCCAAAATCATACAAATCTCTCCATCTAAAACTATTTGATAGATTTGAGTAGAATGAATAATCCGGAATCCCAACGATTAATTGAGCATCCCCTTCTTCAATATAATCAGAAAAACTTCTAATCACAATAGGTTTATGTGGACGATAATAATAACCCAATTGGTTGGGGTTATTAGATGTTGTATTTCCCGTTAGATTAAATCTTAATGAATTAAATGTGAATTTGTGTAGTATGTTTGATACTACTCTTTCTACTTGATTGTAGGAATTAAATTCACAAAAATCCCCATCAATTATATCGCCAATTTGTAAATTCTCGGTATAAACAAAAGGACCAATGGGTGGTGTTGTTTGACTAAAATAAATTCCAATTGGTAAATTTGTATCCGACGATGCGTTATTAACATTCCACCAAGGAGATGGTTGGTTATTAACCAAAGGTAAATTAAATGTAAAACCTTCTTTTAATGGATTTGTCCATCCAAAATAACCTTTCCATATGGTTGTAAAATATAACTCACTTAAAGGTCTTTTTTGATTATCAATTAAATCTGTAATATCAATATCGGTATTAAAAGTTAGGGTATATGCTTGTCCTCCTTCCTTTACGGAAGTTCTAGTAAGATTGTTAGGGGTTAAAACCGCAGTTTCCAACTTACTTTTTGAATTGAAGATGTTTTGTTCAAATCCCGCTTTAACTAAAACCGCATTCTCCGAACTTGTAAGAATTTTATGTCTTCTAACATAATAAGTTGACATTGTTTCTCCTGAATTTGCATCATTTATTACCTTTTTAAAGGTACCGGTAACTCCTTGATTGAATGTTGCTCCTATATAACCAATGTTGGTAATGTTAAAAATATATTCTTCACTACCAAAACCTGCATCACCTAAACTTGACACTAAAAATAGTCGTTCCCCAACATAATCAAATGACAAATAAACATAGTCATTAACATTTAACCCGTGTGGCATGACACATCTAAAAGATATTACCCTAGCGGAGTCATTACTTCCAACAGAAATGATAAATGGAATCCCATCAGATGCAACCCAAGACCAAGATGCGGTTGTTTTGTTATCAACCGCTTCTAATTGTTTATTTGGGTTATTATCATACGCATAACTCATATAGTGTGTCCAATTATATGTGGTGGCACTTTTATTAACAAAGGTTAAATGGTTATTTGGCGGTTGAGTATATCCAGGATTATTATTATCCGTTCTAATAAAATCAAATTCAAAATATTGTGGATATCCCTCCCAAGGTAAATTTGGGTTTACGGTTGCACTAAC